GGCTCGCCGGGGTCGTTCCAGTTCGGCACGATGTCGAACACCGGGTTCAGCCCGCGCTGGAACGTGACGTGGTCGTTCTCGTAGATGATCTCGCACTCGAACCCGGCGATCTCACCCGAGTTGCGCGCCTGCTTCATCTTGCCGCGATAGCCGACCCAATACTCGACTTGGTTCTTGATCACGACCAGCCAGCCCTCGCCCTGGACGCCGGAGCAGTCCAGCCCGAGCTGGGCCGCCTTGCGGATCGCGAAGAACAGGCTCTTGCGGTTCGCGTCGAGCAGCTTGGGATCGGCGGTGACCGCCGTCACGACCGACCGGATGAACCGGTCTGGATCGACGCCCTCTGGCATCAGCTGCGCGAACTCTTTCTGGCACGCCGGTTGGCGCAATTCCTTGGCGAACGCCGACACCGGGCTCACCTTTCTCTCTTGGACTTCCTGGGCCATGGGGCCTCCTAGCTGTCTGGGTAATGTTTCGCCTCAACAGGGCAGCCTGCGCAGATTGTGGCCACAATGTCAACATAAAAAGTTACACACATTGCGTAATTTCTTTTGACATTGTAGAGATTGGCGCGTACTGTGGCCACATCAACAACGAACCAACGGATGCTCTGGAGATTACCAGAGACAGAAAGGGGAAAGACATGAAACGCTATGCCCGCAAAGCCTACACCGCCCTGAAGAAGAAGGGCATCAAGATGGTCGACAACGGCAACGGCTGGAACTCCCACTTCATCATCAGCGGCGAAGATTTCGACGCGAACGGGATGCCGGTCGCGGACTACTACCAGGAGTACCTGAAAGAGTACGTGAACGACGACGGGAAGATCGAGAACCCGTTCGGAGTTCGGACCGACGTGGTTGACACCCTCGCGGCGAACGGCCTGTACGCCGAGTGGATCGACGCCGGAACCTTGGGTGTCTACGACGCCTAGACCTAGCGAAAGGAGGAAGACCATGGACGCTCAGAAAATCGCCGACATCCGAGAGCAGCTCCGCACCAGCGGTGACGACAACCTGTGCCCACTGGGCCATAACCTGACCGACGACCAGATCCGGCAGCTCGACCGGTTCTTCAAGGGCGAGACGCGCCCCAGGTACGTGAAGTGGCGTGAAGTGGATCGATCGCAAGATCGGTGATCCTGTCCTTCTCGAAGACGTCCATCGTCTAACCCCAACCGGGCGGGCTCCGGCCCGCCCTCCACCCGGAGGCCCCATGACCGTCACCCCGTACACCGAGCCGACCAAGGCCCCGCTCAGTCACGGCGAGATCCTGCAGGACATCGGCGTGGCGTATCTGGCCGCGCACCTGCGCCTGCCGTACTCGACGGTCTACGGGTGGCTCCACCGCGAGAGCATCCCGCCGGAGTATTTCCGGCGCATCGTTCACTACTCCCGCCAGGAGCCGTCCGGGCACTCGACCAGCCTGAAAGAGCTGGCCGCGTGGTCGGAGTGGTTCCGGCTGATCCACTAGGAGGCGAAACCTATGACTGCCATCTCTCACGAACTGCCGAACGAAGACGTCTGGCACGGGCTCCGGTCCGAGCATGTCGGCGCGTCCGAATCCGAGGCCCTGCTCGGCGTGTGCAAGTACGCCACCCCGTTCAGCCTCTACCACCGCAAGCGCGGCACGATCCCCGAGGAGGAGCTGTCCGACGAGCGCGTGTTCTGGGGCACCCACATGGAAGCGACGATCGCCATGGGGCTCGCGAAGCAGCACCACCTCCGCGTCAAGAAGGCCCGGCACTATCTGACCAACGACAACGTGCCTGGGGCCGGGGCGTCTCTCGACTACACCGTCGACTGCGGCGAGGATGGGTTCGTCCCGTTCGAGATCAAGAACGTCGACAGCTTCGTGTTCCTGGAGGAGTGGGACCGGCGCAACGGCGTGATCGTCCCGCCCGTCCATATCGACATCCAGGTGCAGCACCAGATGATGGTCAGTGGCAGCCCGTACGGATACCTGGGCGTGCTGATCGGCGGCAACGACGCCCACCTGATCAAGTGCCCGCCGCACGAGAAGATCCAGGCGGCGCTCAAGACCGTGATCGCCCAGTTCTGGGATCAGGTCGCCAACGACGTCGAGCCCGCGACCGATGCCGGAGATCTGGCGGCGGCCCAGCACGCGTGGCTGGTCCCGAACCGGCGCGAGGTCCTGGACCTGACCAAGGATGGCGGCCTGGACGCGGCGGCGTGCGACCAGATGGAGAAGTATCAGCGCGGCGCGCTCCTGGTGAAGCAGGGCGAGAACATGAAGGATGAGGCCAAGCTGGCCCTCCTGGGCATGGCCAAGAACGCGGACAAGCTGGTCTGCTCGTTCGGATCGTTCAACTCCGAGCAGAAGCCCGAGACCATCGAGCCTGAGAAGGTCGTGCCCCAGAAGACCATCAAGGCGCGGCGCAACGCCCTGGCCTATCCGAACAAGAAGGCCAAAGAGGCGGCCAAGAAAGACGACTGACCGAGCGGCTGCTGGCACCTCCAACGGAGTGGGGCCAGCGTTCGGGGGGCGGCAGCGGATTAGATACCCGCAACGCCGTCCCCCACCAACCTAGGGGGCGATTATGACGAATGGAAATGGACAGCTGCTGACGATTGAGGAGGCCGCGAAGCGTGCCCAGACGGATCCGGGGACCATCATTTCCCTGATCGGCGACGGCACCCTCGGCACGGTGAAGATGGACGAGGGCAAGACCACTAAGGTCCACGCCCACCAGATCGCAGCCGGTGATCTGTCCTACACGCGGCGCGAGGATGACAAGGTCGAGATCCCCGAGATCGCGGGGCAGGCCATCGACGCCTATATCCAGGCGCTGACGAAGAAACACCGCTACGATGACGCGGCGTCCTTGGCGAGCTGGATGTCGGGCGTGTCCGTCGAAGGCGCTGACGCCGACGGCTAACTGATGCAGGGGAGGACCTATTCCTTTCGGGACCGGCAGGCGGTCTGGATCCAGGTGCAAAGAGCGGACCGGCGAGAAGGAGCGCCACCGTTCCGAGGCCTGGGGAATGAGCCTCAGGCGGACGACGCCTGGATCCTTGCGGTCCTAAAACGGTGAGATCTTATACCTGGACGGACGGCCCCCAGGCTGAGAGGCCCAGACATCGTCCCCCAGGCGAAGTAAACCCGTTGGTCCTGGCAACGCGGAATGTCCGGGAAATCTCACCACACCGCCACACTGAACGAGGAGGAGACGATGGACAGGCAAGACTGGATGTACCTCGCCCTGCTGCTGCTGGTCGCCACCGGCGTCCTGAGCGCGGGCACCGCCACCGTTCTCCTGTACGAGCACGGGCCCGGCATCCTGGAGCACCTGCTATGAGCTGGCATCGCGAGCGACCGAGAGCCGACACCAAGCACGCCACTGAGTGGATCGCCCGCGCGTCCCAGGAGATCGAGGATGCCACCCAGATCCGCCGGATCCTCATGGGCAGCCTGATGGAGATCTGCGCACGCTACGACGCCCTGGAGCGCTCCTCGCGCGCCCTGGAGCTGCAGCGGTCCCAGGCCGAGGCCGCCGTGCACGAGCGGCAGCGCACGCACCTGCAGCTGCAGAACTGGACGCTGATTCTCGAGCGGCAGCTCGGGCCCGAGCGGGTCAAGGCGCTGCTCCACCTGTTCACCCAGTCCGAGGCGATGCATTCGCGGCCACGGTTCCGGGTGAAGGCACCGACCAAGCCGGTGCGCAAGATACTCTCCGAGGATAGCTCCATGTCGGAGATCCTGGAGGACGTCAGACAACTCATGGGAGGCGAAGATGAATGACCCCAGGAGCCCCAGGTGCATGGCCTGCGGCAAGAACAACCTGACCAGTGACGACGTCGACCGGTGCGGCCAGCTCGGCTGCCCGTGGCAATCGCGGAAGGTCACCCAGGCGGACCGCGCGGCGCTGGAGCGGTCGGACGGGCTCACCTCGGTGGAGCAGCCGACGCTTGATCTCCTCAGGGACCGCGAGGCCCGCCTGCGTGATATCGCCAGGATAATCGAGGCGATCGACAGGCTTGCCATGGCGTCGGATGGACCTATCCCCCCAACCAACGAGGTCGCCACCCTTCAGGACTTCCAGAACATGTGGGAGATCTGCGGCAAGTTCCTGGATGGCGGCGCGGGCGAGGGCGTCGTCAACCTGGACGACACCGCCGACGCCCTGAAGGCCGCACGCGATGCGCTGTACCGGATCCACGAGCTGGCCGAGGATATAGCTGTTGGAGAGCGGGAGCGGTTCGCGCGGATCCGGCAGCTGTGTGCGCCCTGGATCGAGCCGATCCCCGATCCGCTGTTCGACCTGATCACGCAGCTGGACGACGGATCCACGCGCGTCACGGTCAACCACCGCGACAGCAAGCTGGGCATCAGCAACATCATCGAGCCCGGCGAGGATCCGGTCGCCGAGACCGACCGCCTGCGCGACATCATGCGCCGCGTCCTGGAGCTGGGGGTGATCGCATGAACATCCTGGATGCGGACAAGGTCTATCGCTCCGTGCGTCTCGTCGACGGCGTTAGGTGGGCCACACTCTCGTCGGTCGGGTATCACAAAGACATCGACTGGTCGGAGCATCGCTTCACCGGGCAGTTCTACCTCGCCGTTCGGATCGAGGCCGAGCTGCCAGCGCAGGTGGAGGTGATCTACGTGCCCGACGACGCCCCGTACCTGGATCCACACACCGGTGAGCCGTTCGCGGAGGTGTCCGATGCCTAAGTCACCTGAAGCCGCCCAGTCGCGCCTGGAGCGCGAGGAGGAGGAGCGCAAGTACGCCAAGCCCTGCACCCGGTGCCGGTTCCACTACGAGCAGGAGACGTTCGAGACCATGGGGACGATGTGTCGCCCCGGTCAGTCGTACCACTGGTGCATCCACTACAAGCTGTCTAGGTCCCTGGTGGACAGCCGCATAGTCAAGGAGCTGTGTGAAACCGTCCGCAACGACCAAGAACGGTGCGGGCCCAAGGGCCGCTGGTGGATGAAGGAGTTCCCGACCGTCAAGGACCCCGAGCCGGATCCGCAGCCACCCCGCCGGGTCGACTGGCGGTGGGTCGGCGGCGCGCTGTTCGGTGCCGGGATCGCCATCCTCGGCTGTGCCGTGGCCAGGGCCCTGGGGTGGCTGCTATGACCGATGACCGCTACCCCATCCTGCCGCCGTTCCACTGCGCCCGCTGCAAGGTCCCGCCGCGCGTGATCTGGCGGCAAGGCTTCGATCGGGTCCGCGAGACCGAGCGCGTCGTTCTCAGGTGCCACGGAGAAAGCTATCGTTTAACCCTGGCCGCGACCGACTTCGTAGGCGGCAACAAAATCACCATTGCGGACCCTGCCGGTCCCAATCCACGCGAACCCTCAGCTTCGCTTTACCACGGAGGAACCCATGAACGCTGACGCCAACATTGAAGAAGTCTACGAGCGCATCCAGGCGATCGAGGATCCCGCCGAGCAGACGCGCGCGGTCGCCATGCTCGATCCCGAGATCCGCATGCAGTACCGCAAGCTGGCCGGTGAGCGCGGCACACTGCAGCCCAAGCAGCCGCGCAGGAAGGCCGCCCAGCAGGAGAGGGAGCGCAAGGCCGAGTTGAAGGCCAAGCGCGACCACGCCCTGCCTGGGTTCGAGCAGAAGCTGAACGCGCGCCTGCGGGACATCACCGACAAGTGCGATGAGGATCTGGCGACCCTGAAACAGCGGCTGGTCATGGACAAGCTGAACCTCGATCGGGAGTACGCGAAGGCGGTCAAGGCCACCAAGCGGACAGCCCAGGACGAGCGTGACGGGCTCACCCAGCGCTCCTGGAAGCGGTTTAATGACCGCTACCCGACGGAGTGACCTTCCCTATTCCGTTACAAATGGCCCTCTCGGGCAGAGTGTAACGGCCTTGTAACGGGCCATTTGTAACGGTTTTTACCCTTATGCGCCAACGACTTAACCCCATTGTGGCCACATATGTTACAACTTTCTGAGGCACACCTATAGAGGAGGAAAAATAGAGAGGGGGGTATAGAGAAAAGGAGGGAGGGGGGTATAGAGAGACGCAGACGCGTACTATATATATATAATATGTAACTTTTGTAACTATTATATATATATATAAGGTATATCAATGGGTTAGGGTGTTACAATGTGTCCGTTACAACCCCGTTACAACGGTTACAAAAACCTCGTAAGTCATTGATGAAGCTGAAAAGGTAAATGAAAACATGGACTTAACTGATCAAGGAAGCGCTTGATAAATGGAAAAAGCGTAACAATATCAACGACTTAGGCCAGAAATCACAGTGCCCAGAGGGGCCAGATCGGAGGCGCAATATGAGCAAGAACAACGACTTAACCGAAATCAAGTTCACGCCAGGGCCGTGGAAGAGCGCGGCCACACGGGTCGTCACGGAGGCTGGGGCGATGTGGCGGCGCGTGTACTCAGCTGATGGGCTGCTTGTGGCGTCGGTAGCGCACGACCCGTCTGCAGGCCTGATTGCCGCCTCTCCCGAGCTGGCCGCGTGCCTGGAGGAGATCCTGGAGCAGGGGCTGGTGCCCGCCGGTCCGATCCGCGAGCGCGCCTGGGCGGCCCTGGAGAGCGCGGGGGTGGTGTCATGAGTGGCACCACATGCGCCAAGTGCGGCACCCAGGGAACTGTGGTGGCCTGTCTGAGGGACGGTTGCCCGATGCTCGCGCGTGACACGTTCGACATGGGCATCGGCTACGACGAGGACACGGGCATGCTGACCGAGCCGCTGTCGCCCGGCCCGTCGGTGCCGGATCCACTGGAGACACGCGGCTACGCCCGCCAGGAGGCCGCTGGGGCGTCCTGGGGCAACGCCTACACCAACGAGCTGATCGAGAAGCTGGACGTGACCATCGGGCGGCTGGCGGACACGATGCAAGAAGTCCTGGAGCACGTCCGCGCGATCCGCACCCAGGTGCGCCCCCAGGAGGAGTGCAACCAGATCGCAAGGGGCGTGGAGCACGCGCTCCTCGTGAAGTGCAATGCGCTGGACGTCGACATCGACGGCTGCCCGAGCTGCTACGGCACCGGGCTCCAGGGCGAGCGCGAGAGCTGCACGGTGTGTGATGGAACGGGAGAGCGGCGATGAGCGACGAGCTATTCGCCGAGATGCGCGCCGCGCCGGTCCGGCTGAAGCCGCGCGGCACCCAGCCGCGCGGCCATGCCTGGGCACCTGGATCCGGGCCCGAGGGCGAGACGTGCAAGACCTGCGCGCACCGCGTGCGTCTGCAGTACCACGGCAAGATCTACCAGAAGTGCGGCAAGAACGAATCGGCCTGGACGCACGGGCGTGGATCCGACATTCGCACGACCGATCCGGCGTGCAAGTTCTGGGAGGAAGACGATGCGTGATTCGAAGGGGCGATTTGCCAAGGTGGTCACCAAGCACGATGTCACAGTCTGGAACATGGACAACGGCGATATCGAGGAACGAGACGACGATGCCGACGGAGACAGGCTCGAAGAGCTGCGATCCGAGTACGACGACTGGCAATTCGACGTCGTTGTGAACAAGTCATGGACCGAGATTGGTGGGGAATTTCACGAGCACCTAACCTGAGGAGGAACCAACATGGCTGACGAGATCTTCGACGAGATGCGCGAGGGCCGAGGCCTGCGCGCCACACCCGAGTACGGCGGGACCTGGGAGATGATGCAGGTGCCCAGGCTTGCCGTCGAGGCGCTGCTGGATGCATTCGACGGGCCGCCGCACCTCGTGCGCGAGCTGCCGGTGATCCGCCGCACGCACGTCATGCTGAACGCGACGGACGTGAACCCGAAGATCGATCCCTTGACAGCGCTCGCCCAGGCGCTGCAGGATCATGTGGCCACAAACACAGGAGGCGAAGATGGCAATCAAGAGCGTTGAGCTTGAAAGCGGCTGCATCGCCAAGGCCGCAGACGACGAACCGGTGTTCGTGCTGCGTGCCCAGGACAGGCTTGCGCCCATGACCGTGCGTCACTGGGCGCGGCTGGCTGAGATGAAGGGCGCGCCTGCGGAGAAGGTGCGAGAGGCGCGTGTCCTGGCGGAGGCCATGGAGGCGTGGCCTAACCGCAAGTACCCAGACTGAGGAGGCGAAGATGGCAACGGATAAGAACTACGCGGTCGGGGACAACATCAGGGTGGAGCTGCGCGGCGAATCCCCCTGGGCCCAGATCACCGAGATCCTGCAGGCACCGGGGATGGTGAAGGCGCGGATCTTCAGCAAGGTGGTCGCCGAAGCGGCGCACGGATACAGCACGGATCAGGTGGTGGTCTTCAAGCTGGTCGAGATGCACGGGGCCCATGGCGCGATGATCTGGCGTCCCTGGGCTGAGGTGCAGAGGGAGCACAACGCCAAGATGCAGGAGCAGGCCCAGGAGCGCGTGAAGGCTCCGCTGGCCACCGAGACCGGCCCGCCCGACAGCCCTTGGACCCGCGCGCTCCACGACATCCAGATGCTGACCTACGAGCGCACGCGGGCGCACGACGCCCTGGCCGAGGTGCAGCGGGTCCTGAAGGTGCACGGGCGGGGTGACGCCCTGTCCGGCAAGAAGGTCCAGGAGATCCTGAACCGGATCGGCCCGGTGCTCGACGACCTGAACCACCGGCAGCACATGCGGGACAATCCGCCGGTGGTGATGTACGGCGGCCCGGTTGGCGGGAGTATGGCCGACGCGCACGCTGGCGTGCACCTGCCGGACGGGCGGCACCTGCGCGTCGAGCACCCGGACGGCGGTATGTGCACGACCCTCTCCGAGGGCGACGTGCGCAAGGCGGTGGGCAACCCGGACGGAGCAGGCGGATGACACAGCTGACTGAAGCCTGGAAGGCCTGGGCCGTGACCCGGTGTCAGCGCCAGCTCGCGAGCGAGCTGCTGCGGATGCAGGTCGAGACCCGGATGACCGACGCGGCCATCGGGGAGCGTCTGGGCCTGCCGCCTGGGTGGTTCCCCGGCCTGATCACCGGTCTGGTCGACGGAACGGTTGTCGACCTCGACGGGCTCGCGAGCGCTGCCCTGGCCATGGGGGGCGTGTTCGAGGTCAAGGTCGTGCCGATCGACTACGAGGAGGAGCGCGGCTATGACGGTTGACACGCGACCACGCATGTGGCCACACTGAGCGCGGCCCATGCGCGTGGGCCGACCCGCCGGGCAGGGTCATCGTCGTGCCGACGACCGCCCCCCAGGCCGCCCTGCCCGGCACCTACACGGAGGCGAACATGAACAACGGACAACCCCTGCGGTCCGTCGGCGTGGCCTACGAGCCGAACGACCGCGTGATCACGGTAGAGCAGGCGAACAGCGACAGGATCACCGCCATGCACATCAGCACCCGGCGCTCCGACCTGGACATGCTGAAGATCCTGTACAAGACCCTCGGCGATGCCATCGAGCAGCGGCGGCATGAGGCGGAGCAGGCCAATGGGTGACGCACAGCTCGGCGACAACGACCACCGCTTCGTGAAGGCGCACGCCAAGGCTCAGGAGATCGCGACGACGATCGAGGTGCTGAACCGTGCGATCGTCGAGGGCTCGATGCTCGGCGTCCAGGTGACGATGTTTACTGAGGATCTGCCGGGCATCGCGGTGCCGAGGATCGTGGCGGACATCGCGGTGCTACACGCGAAGGTCAAGTCGGTGCACCATCGGATCGAGGCGACGATCGACACGGATCCGTACACGAACGCGGACTACACTGGGCCTGGAAACGAGACGCCATGAGAGAGAACCCGGTCAAAAAGAAGGCGCTGGTCCGATGGGCGAACCGCAAGATGGAGAGCGCCCAGCTGTGCGTCGAGCACTTGGACGAGTACGTTCACTGGATCCACGAGAAGGTGGATGCGGGCGAGGAGCTGGAGCTGCACGAGCATCAGTGGCTGCTGATCCACCTGCTGTGGCACGGCGGCGACGTGGCTGAGATCTCGCCGGAAGACGCGGACAGCTGGAGGCGCACGCTGGAGGTGCCGGAATGAAGATCCTGATCCTAGTGTTCGGTGCGTGGCTGAACCCGCTGCAGGTGACGCACCTGATCGATAGTGGCGACGAGTGCATCGTGAGTGTCACGGCTCACAACCACTACCACGTCAGGATCTCCGCGCCCTGCGATGACGTCGCGGCGAAGTTGAACGAGTGGTATCACAAACACATCCGGCGGAGCAGCCGATGACCGGCGACTGCCCCAGCTGCCGCAACCCCAGGTACAACGGGACGCGGCACTGCCACCGCCCGACCTGCCCGAAGCGCCGGGGCGCGAGCGCGCCTGGGCCTCGGAACCGACGACGAGACGCACCGGCGGCGACGGCCCCGGTGATTGTGGGGCCTTGGAATACTTTTGAAGAGGTGATAGAGGTGGGGGATCAACAGGACGATCTGCCTCCACCGAAGGAACGCTGATGGACCGCTTCTGGAACAAAGTCGACAAGTCTGGCGATTGCTGGGAGTGGACAGGTTTCAAGCACAAAGGGTACGGGAGATTTAGCGTGGGCGTGCGCCGCCTTCGGTCCCACCGCGTTGCCTGGGAACTCACCCACGGCCCAATCCCTGACGGAATGCTCGTTCTCCACACCTGCGACAATCCCGGCTGCGTGAATCCCGATCACCTGTTCCTCGGGACGCAAGCGGACAATATGGCGGACATGGTGTCGAAAGGGCGGCAGCCTTTCGTGAAGGTTCTTGGCGAGGGGGTGGGGACGTCGAAGCTGGCGGAGGATCAGGTCCGATCCATCCGGTCCGACCCGCGATCCCAGCGTGCGATAGCGCGTGATTATGGCGTAAGCCAGACAGCCATTTCAGAAATCAAAAACCGGAAACGATGGAGGCACATCCCATGACCCTAGGACGCTACACCAAGAAGCCCGTGACGATCGACGCATTCCAGTGGCCGCTGGAGCAGCACCGGTGGCCGCAGTGGTTCATCGACGCGATCGACCAGGGGTACGCCAACGTCGAGACGCACCCGAAGTCGCACGTCATCCTGCGCCATGATCGCGGATCCATCGACGGCGCGCGCGAGGGCGACTGGATCATCCGGGGCGTCGAGGGCGAGCTGTACCCGTGCTCCGACAGCGTGTTCCAGGCGACGTACGTCTGCGCTGAGGAAGACCAGCAGGAGATGCGCCCGGGCCCGGTCGGCAAGGAGATGTGGTGATGGCGGTGGCACGCGACCCGTACAATCCGCGCCTTCCCGCCATCGAAGCGTACGAGGCCAACGCTCGGGTGTACTGCAAGCTGAAGGGCCTGAACCCGGACGAGCAGGTGGGCCACGGGCCCGACGTGGAGCCCGGGACGGTCGCCGTGCCCATGGTCCTTCTGTACTCGTCGAGGTGGGAGCGAGTGGCGCGCGACTTGCGCGAGCACGACATCATCAACCGGTCGCTGAACAGGCCGATGGCGGTGGAGTTCCCGGCGGACGACCCCGACGGCGAGCTGGAGGAGGCGCGGACATGAGCAGCGGATGGGACGGGTTCTGGCTGGCGATCATCTTGGTGATTGCGCTGAACGCCGAGGTCGGCGACGACGGCACCAGCATCGCGGAAGCAATCGTTCACGCACTCATGAGGAGCACGCCATGACCCACCACATGCCCGGGCACCGGGTTGACGTCGAGACCTGGGGCAACGTCGTCCGCGTCGTCGGACGCGGCGCTGGCATCGACTGGCTCCCGTCCCGGGAGTTCGACCTGCGCGCCATGACCCCCTGGCGCGGGAACCGCATGCCCCGGATCGAGATCGCGGATCTCAGCGTGACGCCGACGCGGCAGCGCGACGAGGGCCTGCGCGTGATCGGCGACTGGAACTGGCAGGAGGGCAAGGGCGACACGATCCGCAACGTCGAGTACGTGACGTCCGGCAGCGAGTGGCACCACAAGGCCCTGCACATGGTCGGTCGATTCCGGCCCGAGATCTCGAACGTGTTCATGGTCGGCGACAAGACCGGGTTCAACGGGCGCGGCTATGACTTCGAGGACTGTGTCGGCGGCACGGTGCGCGGCGGCGAGACCCAGCACTTCAACCGGGACATCACGACCCGGGGCAAGACCGAGGGCATCAAGTTCATCGGGCATGACGCCATCGCCTGCAACTACGGTTGGCGCATGGACAGCCAGTCCTACCCCCAGGTCGGCTGCCAGTTCATCGGCGGTCACATGGCCTGCCGAGTGCGTGGCTGGCGCGCCGAGGGAGCGCATCAGGTGCACGCGGTCGCGGCGACGATCTACCGGCACTCGACGGCGAATCCGAACGCGATCTGGGTGGGGGCGCACATGCTCGGCGGAGCGCATCACGTCGTGGCGCACAACGTGGGGGTTGACGTGGCCACACGAGACGGCGATCATTTCGTGGTGACCAATGGCGCGACACACTCGACGATCGTCGGGAACACCGCGCCGACGATGCAGCTTGGGTTCTGGGAGCAGGACACCGGCGTGACCCACAACAAGTGGGAGGCCAACGTCGGGTCGTTCCGCAAGGGCCCGTAGAGACGACGATCGTACTGGGTCCGCGCGGGCTCGGTATTTCACCGCCGGTGGCATTCCGGTGATCGTCAGGGCGGGGGTGGGCAAGGATGCAAGCTGCGTCCACCCCCGGCCCACCATAGGAGGCGAACATGACACCCGAAGAACGGGCAGAGACCCAGGACTACCTGAACAAGATCCGCGACACCGTCGACGGATACCGAGCCGCGATCGAAGAGCTGGAAGACATCGACCGCGCGCTGATCTACGAGCTGGCCGACCTGGAGGTGGGCAACGTCGTGATGTATCGCGGCGCGCAGCACCTGCTGGTCGGGGCCGACGTGCGTCCAGGACGGTACGGCGGCATCAGCTGGTACGGCGTGCCGCGCAAGAAGGATGGCACCTGGAGCCGCACGCAGAGTTCGATCGCGTTCTTCAGCGACGAGAGACCCGAGATCGTCGACGTGCCGGACGGCGGCATGGACGCGATCCCGCGTGGCCTGCTGATGGTGAACTTCAAGCCGCTGGGGCAGGACCATGGCGTGTGCTCGACATGAAACCGAAGGAGGCGAAGATGAACGACTACGGCGACCCGACCACCATCGAAGACCTGCACATGCTGATCATGCACCGGAACCCGGTGATGCCGAACCCGTCGAGGCGGGGCATCAACGACGCGACGGGGCGGTCGTACGCGACCGTGAAGGCCAGCGCCCCAGGCACGCTGAATGAGGCCTGCGCGATGGCGCAGGCCTGCCAGGAGTGGTGGCGCGAGTTCTGTGCGAGCGTCCCGCCCATGGTGCCGGTGTGGTGGCGGCTGTTCCCGGGCTTCGTTCGACCCGGCGAGAGCGTGCTGAATCCGTCCACCGACTACTGGGTCTACGCGCGCCTGGACGCGATGCTCGCGTCCGACGGCCAGGACACCCAATGGAACTGGGCGAGCTGGCTGGAGCCGTACAAGACCACGGCGACGTCGATCGAGGTGACGGATTTCGGCTGGGCGCTGAAGCACCTGCGGGACGGTGACTGCGTCCGGCGGAAGGCCTGGGTCGACGAGGCGTTCATCTACTTCGTCGCCGGGTCGTCGTTCAAGGTGAACCGCCCGCCGCTGAACGGGGTCTTCACCGAGGGCACGGAGGTGTCGTACATGGCGCACATCGACATGCGGCACCCGAACCGTGACCTGGGCGTGTGGGGCCCGACGATGGAAGACCTGATCGCAACCGACTGGGAGCTGTACGTTGGCTTCTGACCTCGCTTGACACCGTGGCCGATCCATGATGCGATGTGGCCACATCCTTGTGCGATTAGGGACTAGCCCGAAAGCACGCCAACTGAGGGAGGTGTCCATGGGGCGCGGGTGGTAATGCACCCGGATCGAAGCCCGATACTGGCTGCTTCCATTGAGAGACCATACCGGCGGGGGCGCTCCGAGACCAGTCTACGCGCCCCCGCTTCCAATCGCTGAGGAGGCGAAAATGAGCCCAGCTGAAGACCAGAAAACCCAGACAGTCGAGAGCGACCACAACGAGCCGGATCCCGGCACGCTGCGGACGTTCGCGCTGTTCGTGCAGAATCTTGAGGACGGGGAGCTGCACCACGAGCTGACCGAGGACCTGACGTCGATCGTCGAGACCCTGTCGAACTTCGTCATCGACCATGGCGGCAAGCCCAAGGCGAAACTCGATCTGTCGATCGAGGTGCAGCTGGACGGCGGCGAGCTGCGGGTGATCCCGAAGAAGACGCTGAAGCTGCCGCAGGGCCCGCGCCGGACGACGACGTTCTGGGCCAACAAGCGCAACCAGATGACGACCGCCAACCCGAAGCAGCAGCGCATGTTCGCGCAGGGCGTTCGGGATGACGGCACCGTCCGCACCATTTCCGACGAGTAGGAGGCGAACATGAGTGACGAAAAAGTAGGCGACGTGCACGCCGCTCTGAATTGGTCCGAGCGGGTCAACAAGGTCGAGCAGATCGGCATCACCGACGAGGACGTGGCGACCAATCTGACGCGCCCGACGTTCCTGTCGGTGCCGGAGGGTCGCCGGGTCGAGGACCTGACCGCGAAGTTTGACCAGTGGCGGGACAGGCCCGTCCGCGTGTCCGGCTCGTTCGACACGAACACGATCCAGTCGTTCATCGACGTCGTGACGCGGCAGCAGCTGCTGGAGACGGTGCTGTATCTGAACCGCGACGGCGAGGAGCTGATCGCGATCATCAACGACCACGTCGACGGATCCGTGCCTGGGTTCGGCGATCACCGGGTGCAGTACGAGTTCCCGCGCTCCGAGGAGATGCAGGACTGGACCGACATCCAGGGCGGGGATGGCGTCACCCAGGACCAGCTCGGCGTGTTCCTGGACGATCACCTGCCGGAGATCGTGAACCCGAAGGATCAGGAGTTCCCCGCGTCGGTGGTCGAGTTCCTGGAGGACACCGGCGGCAGGCTGGCCACGCGGTCGGAGATGCTGCAGCTGTCCCGCGATATCCAGGTCGACGTGTCGCAGATGACCGCGACCCGGTTCAACCTGGACAGCGGCGAGGGCGGCATCCAGTTCGCCGAGTCGCACAACACGTCGTCGAAGGGCAAGCGCATCAAGGTGCCGCAGATGTTCCTGATCGCGATCCCGGTGTTCGACGCGGGCGACCGGTTCCTGATTCCGATGCGGCTGCAGTACCGGGTCGCGGGTGGTCAGGTGAAGTTCTTCCTGTCCATGTGGCGTCAGCGACAGTTCGTCCGAGAGGCCATGGATCTGGAGATGGAGAAGGTCCGCACGCAGCTGCCGGATCTGCTGTTGGTCGAGGGGTTGGCCCGGGAGGCCAGCGCCGTCCGTCCGTAAGGCGTGACTGGGCCGCCGTGACAGGCGGTTGATCAGACGCAGGACGCAGGGGCGCGGTGCCGACGGGTGCCGCGCCCCGTTTCCTAGGGAGGCGAAGATGCCGGATCTATCAGAGGAAATCGAAGTCAAGTTCGACGACCTAGAGGTGCCTGGGTGGTCGGTGGAGTTCTGGACGCTCGACGGCAGCGGCGAGTGTTCCGTGATCATCTCGACGGTAAACCGGTCTGGTGACATTCCAGAACAGCACAATGTCGAGATCACTCGCGGGAATTGGGAGCGTGCGATCGCGGCAATGGGAGGCGAAGATGGATCGAGTTGAACGAGTATGCCGGGCGATGATTGAGGCCGATGGCCTGGACCCGGACGAGGTGCGCGTCGGGATCGGTGCGATCATTCCGGCGGGCCAGTCGTACTACCTGTGGGAGGCGCGCAGGCCGCAGGCTGAGGCGGTGCTGGAGGCGCTGGCGGATGACCTGAAATGAGCGTCCGCGACATCATCGACGTGAACCCGGCGATTGTGCCGCGCGCGTCCCCGCTGCTGGTATTCAAGGCGCTGTGCCACTGCGCGAGGAATGGCGAGCGCTGTCCGACCCAGGAGCAGTTTCGACGCAGCTACGGGTTCGGTGCCGTGTCGTCAGTGATCGACGAGCTGCGGCGCGCGGGAAAGATCAAGGTCGAGGTCTACGGGCGGAACTGGCGCGTGATCGAGATCATGGAAGGGGAGTTCAAGGGATGCAGAACGATGGAACCGCCGCACGGCGGGAAGCCGTACAAGGTGCTGGCCTAATGGCCGGGCGTCGAGGTGAGGCCTGCGGCTACTGCTACTTCCGCGAGGATGTCGAGACGAATCCGATGTGGGATCCTGACTTCGCCGCCGAGGGCCCGTACGTGTTCTGTAAGCGGTTCCCGAAAGGAACTGGGTATCGGGATTACATCCCCGCGAGCGACTGGTGCGGTGAGTTCAAGCATGAGGCGGATCTGTGATGGTGATGCCCCGCTACGCCCCGCAGTACAACCGGATCGCCAAGGACAAGTACCTGACGCCTGCCTGGGTGACGATGGCGCTGATCCGCAACTGGAAACTCCGCTGGCCGATCTGGGAGCCGTGCGCAGCCGACGGGCAGATGGCGGCCCTGCTGCAGGCCGAGTGGGTCAGCCGTCAGAACGGCAAGCCCTGGGGTTCGCTGCGGATGGTGCGCGCCACCGACGTCGCGCCGGACAACCCGAGCGTCGAGTTCTGGGACATCTTCAACAGACAGCTGAATGGCCTGCAGCCCGACGGCATCGTGAACGCGCGGTCGATCGTGACGAACCCGCCGTACACAAACAGCGAGCGGTTTGTCCGGCGCGCGCTCGACATGGCGTGGCCGTCGTCGATGGTCGCCATGCTGTTGCCGCACGAGTGGGATTGCGCGAGCGGTCGCCAGGACCTGCTCGACCGGCATCCGGCCTGGAAGTGCAAGCTGACGCTGTGCCGACGGATCGAATGGTTTGCAGGCAAGGCCGGATCCAAGGATAATTCGACGACGCACCACGCGTGGTACATCTGGGACTGGAACCCGTTCACGCCGCGCCTGGGGCTGATGCACATCGAGAAGGAGGCGGAAGATGGCGATCACTCGGGCCGGGATGGTTCAGGCGATGGCTGGGGTCACTGGCGTCCCGAACGGGCTGCCGAGCGACTGGCTAATGAACATTTTCGAGGCGATATCCCCCAGCTCGGCCCCACCGCCGAGGGGGAGCATCGGGAGCGTCATCGAGACGACCCGGCTCTCATTCCGCACCACCGAGAGGGGCAGGGTTCGCTCCTATGAGCTGGACTCGGCGCTGACCGTCGCGCCGGTCGGTGACCGGATCGTCAGGCCGTGCCGGGCGTATTCGATCTACACCGACCGCTGCGAGACCTGCGGCATGGTCCGGGAGCGGATCGAGGATGGCGACGAGCCGCCGTGCGTCACCCAGCCTCTGCAGGCTGGCGCGCGTCTGATGCAGCGTGCGGCCATGCGTGAGCGCCCGGCCATGTTCGACATCACCGGCATGTCCGTGTCGGCCAAGGGCCGGTTCCAGGCGGCCATGCGCGAGCAGAATCAGTGGGCGGGATTCGGCGGCAAGCTGCTGCGACCTGACGTGCTGCGGACGGGTGCGGCCAGGGTCGAGCCCGACAACAGCAAGCTGGTCCTGGGCGACGGATCCACGATCAAGATCGACACGCCGGATCCAGAGCACACGGGCCCGGGCTACACGGGCGAGGTGCCGGTGTTCGGCGAGGTCGGCGCGCGGCAGCACGGCCAGAAGGTCGACTACATCCTCGACACGGTGCAGGCGGAGCTGCAGAAGGAGGGCCCAGGCGTCAGCCATGGCCGGATGATCGAGGGCCTGCAGAAGCAGCTGACGAAGATGTACCGCGACCGGCTCGACGCCGTGGCCAGGGACGCGGTGGCCACCGGCACCGGGTCGGTGCGGTATTTCAGCGTCGACAGCACCAAGCCGAGCGGCACGCCGTTCCAGCGCGGCGAGGGGTCGTACGGGCCCGAGGATGCCAAGCGCGACATGGAGACGAAACAGAAGGCCGCGATCATGGCCAAGATGTTGGGGAGGCGGTGATGTCCGAGACGATCCGTCCCTGGACGCCGGAGCGCGACCAGCTGCTGAAGGACCTGTGGGAGCAGGGCCTGAGCATCACCCAGATCGGCGTGGTGATGGAGACGTCCAGGAACGCCGTGGTGGGCCGGAAGGCGCGCCTGGGGCTGCCGAGCCGGAAGAGGCCCGCATCGCTCGCTGGCGCGGCCCTGGGCGGCGTCAGGGTGGCCCAACCGTATCGCCCTGGCAGGCGGCCCTACGAGCTGAAGAACGATCCGCCGCCGCCGAGCCGGTGCTGCTGGATCGAGGGCGACCCGCTCCAGGATCCGGCGAACGCGTACTACTGCGGCGAGAAGGTCACGACCAAGGATGGCGGGGAGCGATCAACGTATTGCGCCGAGCACCACGCTCGGGCATATTTGACGCCATCGCAGGCCGCCGCGCGACGTCGCAAGATCAAGCGCGCCATGAGAAAAGGGAGGCTGACGATGGGCATGTGAGGTTAGCGTTGGTCGGGCCCCGGTCGTTATGATCCCCTCCAAGGATCGGATTCGCCTCCGGCGACCGGCTGCAGGTAGCGGCGGCATCCCCTCCTGATTTCCCGACCAACGCTAACCCCTCATGCACCCAGAAGTTGGCACGGACGGGCCCGGCACAGAAGCGTGCCGGGCCTCGCGCGTTTCAGGCGGACATGAACGCGCCGCCGAACTCCGGGAGGTCGGGGCGGTCGCGGTAGCGCCACTTGCCGACGACGCCCCACTTGGCGGCCCAGGTGACGTTGCCGTCGCGGTCCCGGGTGATCCCGCCGAACGACGATCCGTCGGGGTATGGCTCGGCGACGAAGCGGGTGTAGACCTTGGTGTTCTCGAACTCGACGCCGGTCATTGTCTCGGCGATCTTGGCGGCCTTGGCCTCGGCGGCCTCTTTGGTGGTTGTCCAGTAAATCATGATCGTTCCTTTCAGATGAAGACTTCGTAGACGTGGGTGACCCGCTTGCGCTTGCAGCGATCGGACCAGACCGGCATCCAGCCGCTCTGATCGCAGCGCCACCCGTCGCGAACGACCTGGAGGTGGCCGCCGGTGCGGATCAGATAGGTGCGGCCCTTGACGCCATGGTTCTCGAACCACTTGCCGAGCGTGCCCCGCGCCTTGCGGTCGTGGTGCGTCCACTCGACGCCGAGGGCGTTCAGGACGGCTTCGTGCTGGTTGGTGCGGGTCCTGCCTTTCCACCGTGGGCCGAGCTTGAAGAGGTCGCGGTAGACGTCCAGCATCTCCTCGACAGGGACGCCGATGGCGACGGCAAGCGCGAGCGGGCCGCAGATGGGCAAGTGCGGGTTCTTGACGACCGGCTGCTCCAGGCCGTCGGGCAGGAACGTCTCGACCGGCGCATCGTTGGCCGCAACGAAGTGAATGGTGTTGTTGTCCATGGTGTTCGCCTCCTGGATCCACAGTGAGATAGATCTGAAAAAAATCTATCTCACTGTGAGGGTGGTGGGGGCGGCCTAGGCCGCCACCTCGGTGAGCTGCAGCTTGCAGCGGGTGAGAACGGTCTGGGGGACGCCGTCGCGCTCGTCGTGGTTCTTGACGGTGCCCTTGCCGGTGATCGGCTGACCGATGTGGTCCTTGTAGATGCCGCAGGGGCTCGTGAACCACACGAGCAGGTCGGCACCCTGGCGGATCTTGATAATGCGGCGCTCGCCGCTGTCGCCGTAGCTGTAGGTGAAGTGGCTGCGGAACGCGATGACGTCTTCGACGACGCCGTCGATCTCGATCCGGTCGCCGATGGATCCGACGTGACCGCCCTCGGCGTTCAGGCGCTCGATGGCGGCCTCGGCCTCGGCCTTCGCCTTCGCCTTGATCGCGTTCTCGCGCACACGCTCGATCAGGGTGCGGGCGAACTCGCGCTGCCGGTCGGTCAGCTCGCGGTTGCGCTCGGACACCTGGGTCCAGAAGTCGGCCAGGATGCCGTCCTGGTCGGCGTGGTCGCGGATCTGCCGCAGCAGGGCGTCGTCTTCCAGGCGCTCGGCCAGGGCGGCCTCGGCGGCGCGCTTGGCGGCGGCAGCATCGGCCTCACGCTTCGCGGCGGCCTTCTCGCGGCGCTTCGCCTGCGTGGCGTTCAGCTGCTCCAGCTTCTCGGCGCTGTAGCCTTTCAGCTTCTTCGCGCCGTGGATGTGCTTGCCGCTGCCACCGCAGTCGAAGCACTTCCAGCCGGTGTGCGCCCACTTGTCGGCACCGCCCGCGCCGCCGCAACGGCTGCAGGGACGATCCCACAGATACTGGATGGTGGTGCCGTCGGCGGTGTTCCAGAGCACCTGGATGTTGCCGCCGCGCAGCAGGCCGACGTTGCTGTCTTTCAGCTCGACGCCGTCACGGGAGAAATACTGGGTCATTGGTCGCCTCCAATCAATCTACGCACATTGTAGAGATGCACCCCGAGGACGTCAACAACAAAGTGCACAAAAATTGTGAAATAGTTCTGGACATGTGGCCACGTTCATGTAGAATGCCTGGAGATCAAACGAGGAGGCGATCATGGCTTGGAATTTCACCGCTGCTGACGAACTGCGCTACGACACTCTGCGTGGCCGTCGTCCGATCTGGTCCCGCGAGACGCAGCTGCGGAACCTGGATCTGAAGATCGAGCGGACCCGCAAGTCGATCGAGCAGGTGACGGCGTCGGCCCAGCAGTGGCTGACGAGCCCGCACCAGCCCGAGGAGACCCGGGTCGAGATGCACTGCCGCCGGATGTTGGAAGTCGAGCGGCTGAACGGTGTCCTGGTGGACGCCATCGCCGAGAGGGAGAAGTTGGATGTCGAGCAAGCGTAATCCGGTCGCGAAGGCCGTGCGGCGGATCCGGCCCCAGGTGGTCCGGGACCGCACCAAGTACACCCGCAAGAGCAAGCACAGGAGGCAGTGATGTCGAAGTATGAAACCACCCTGGACCTGATCCAGGCGTACCATGACGCGCACGCGCGCGTGCATGGCCCTGGTCGGGTCATTGTGGATAGCAACGGGAACGGGACGTTCCGCATGACGGTCACGACTCGCGGCCTGCCGACGACGCTCGGCAACTACAGGCGCGAGGTGCTGGAAAAGGCCGTCGACAACCTGAACGCCAGAGCCGACAAGGCAGAAAGGAAAGCGTTATGACCCGCGTGCCTGGATCCATGACGCCTGCCGACCTGGAGGCGTTCCTGGAGGAGATGGCCTGGAGCGACACGGCTGCGGCCAACGAGCTGGGCGTCCATCGCAACACGATCCGCAACTGGCTGCGGGGCGAGACGCCGATCCCGCGCGTGATGGCGCACGCCTGCGCGGCGCTGGCAAAGGGGTTGCCCCCGTACGACAGCCCGAGCAGCTGACCAACGCAAGAGGGCCCCAGGAGCGATCCTGGGGCCCTCAGTGCGTCCGGCGCTGCCTCGCCGGACTAGCCGCGCTGGTTGGGTTCGCGCGGGAACGGGTAGACGCCGATGATCAGGCTCTCGCTCGGCAGGACGTCCTGGAACGGATTGTCGCGGAGCGTGGATCCGAAGATGGCGCGATAGTCCATGAAGCACGGACCGATCACCTCGCGGGCGACGTAGCGGGTGTAGTCCCGGCTGATCTGGTCGAAGTCAGTCATGGGTCCTCCAGCAGGCCGGGCACATCCAGCGGTACATTGTGACGCCGACGTGCGGTTCCGGGGGGATCGTGCCATCCGTGGACGACGACGTGACGGGCCGCACGACCAACGCCCACACCGGACGCCGCACCGCGTTGCAGTGACGGCAGCGCCGCCACCCCAGGCGGATCAGGAATTTGCGGAACCAGATCTTCATGACTGGGGCCTCGGTTCGGGTTTCGGGGGCACCTGCTCGCACCACATGTCCTTGACGCCCCAGCCGAGCGGCAGGCGCGCGACCAGGGACATCTGGTGGGTGGAGCAGGCCAGGAGATCGGGGTAGGTGTGCTCGCTGGGTAGTGGCGGAGTGCAGTACCCAGCGAGACACAGGACGAGGTAGCCGACGACCATCAGGCGGCCTCGTCTTCATCCTCGTCCGGCGGGAACGCCTGGGCCTGCCAGTCGTCCGGGATGGCTTCGAGCGGGAAGGATCCGACCAGGGTGCAGCCGTAGTACCCTGACCTGTCTGCCGGAGCATCCTTAAACCGGCCCTCGATCTTGTCGGGGTCTTTCTGGAAGCCCTCGTACATCTCGATCAGATTGTCGTCGAAGTTGATCGCGTAGGCGTACTCGCAGAACAGGCTGTCGTTCGGGAATTTCGACCCATCCAGCATGACGCCAGCTTCGAGGGACTTGACCAGCTCGCCCTGCATGTCGCGGAGGAACGAGTACCACTCCTCGTCCGGGTTGTGTCCCGACTCGCCGAGGCAGTCGGACTGATCGCCGCGCAGGTGGGCGTACTTCTCGTGATCCTCCGCCGTCAGCTTGGATCCATCCTCGACCATCCGCACCTTGCGCGCGAGGTCGCGGTATTTGTTGATATCCTTGGCGATCGTCCTGGCCTGCTTGACCATGCTGACACCCAGCTCTTCCGGGTAGCTGTCATAGTGGTTGTACGATCCTTTGAACGTGCCGTCGACGACGACACCGATGCATCCGCGAGTTCCCATTTTCGCCTCCTGGGTTGTGGGGTTGCGGTTTACGCGGCCTCGAAGGTGAGGCCGTCGCTCTGGAAGCCGTCGACGAGCGATTCGATGAACCGGTGCTCGACGATCAGGCTCTTGCCGAACCACAGCGCATCGTCGGCGACGTGCTCGTCGATCCACGCGCGGCCCTCGTCGGACACGGGGATCACCGCGAAGATGGTGCGCTGGTTGTCGATCAGAAAGTCGGTCTGGGTCTGCATGGTTTCGCCTCCGTTGCAGTTACTCAGATTGTAGAGGTTGTGGCCACAATGTCAACAACTTTGTGGACACAGAGATCGAGCTGTGGCAACACTGAAACATGGATGATGAACAGCTACCAGAACCGATGTCGGCGATCTTGAAACTTCGGATCGACCCGGCACTCAAGGAGGCAGCCGACAACTACGCGGCGGCCCAGGGCATGACCACGAGCGACCTCGTTCGGCAGCTCCTGAAGGAGCAGCTGGGGATGGACTGATGCGCCGCTCGACCTGCGCCGCGTGCGATCTCCCGATCGATTATCAGGCGGACCGATTCGTCACGCTCGGCACCGGCGAGGACCTGCATCTGACCTGCTACGAGAAAGCAGAAAGCCGCCCGAAACACGAGGTCTCGGACGGCTCTCAAGGTGCTGGGGAGGCAGCTCCAGCCCCCCGTACATGCCCGCCGCCGGATCAGAAATCAATTGATTTCTGACGGATCCGCCCGCATCTTCGGGGCATGATCAGACGCCGGAAACTCGCGAAGGACGACGGCAGCATTCCGCCGGAGGCCCCGGACCACGTCCCGAACGAGGGCGAGAGCCCCGCCGAGTTCGTGCGCCGCGAGGCGACCGCCGCGTTCAAGCAGATCGCCGACGAGGGCCGTCCGCTGTCGCAGTTGATCGCGGGTGAGCTGGTCAAGAACCCGAACCGAATGCTTGGCACGATCGCCAAGTTCATCCCCAAAGAGGTGCTGAACAGCAATGTGGCCGCGACCCCGCTGAAGGATATCTCCGACGCCGACCTGAAGGAGCTGGTGAACCTTGTCAAGTCTGCCACTGCCCCCGGGCATGGACATGGACAGCCTGACGGAGATCGTGCTCAGGGAAGACCTAAGACGCCGAGCGTCCCAAAAACTGATACCCTTCACTGAGTACACGTTCCCCAGGTACAGGACCGCGATCCATCACCGGGCCATCGCCCGGACGCTTGAGGCCGTGATCCACGGCAAGATCGATCGCCTGATGATCCTGACGTGCCCCAGGCACGGGAAGTCCGAGCTGGCATCCCGCCGGTTCCCCGCGTTCGCGCTCGGGCACGATCCGACCCTGCACTTCATCAGCGCCTCGGCGACCATGCCGCTCGCCCAGGAGTTCGGCGGCGAAGTCCGAAACATCATCTGGTCGCCGGAGTATCATCAGGTGTTCCCCAACGTGCACCTGTCCGAGGACACCACCGCGAAGAACCTCTGGAAGACCGACCAGGGCGGCACCTACTTCGCCACCGGCGTGGGCGGTCGACCGATCGGTCGCGGTGCCGACATCTTCATGATCGACGATCCGTTCGGATCCATGGACGACGCCGAATCACCGACCCAGCGCCGCAAGGTCCAGCTCTGGTATCAGGGCACGGTCTACAACCGGCTGCAGCCCGGCGGGAAGATCGTGCTGATCAATCACCGCATGCACGAGGACGACCTGTCCGCGTTCCTGCTCCAGGAGGAGAAGAACGGCGGCGACCAGTGGTTCGTGCTGTGCATGCCCGCCATCCTGAACGCCGAGGCGGCGAAGTACCTGGGCAAGAAGCCCGGCGATGCGCTGTGGCCGGAGGCGTTCCCGCTGGACGCCCTCGACCGGATCAAGCGGAACTCCGGCAAGCGTGCCTGGGCGAGCCTGTACATGCAGGAGCCGAAGGACGCCGAGGACGGGATCTACGAGCGCGATTGGTTCCAGCTCTGGCCTGCCGGGAAGCCGTTCCCCTACTTCGAGTTCATCGTCCAGTCGTACGACACCGCGTTCACCGACGAGACCAAGAACGACCCGACCGCAGCCGTCACGCTGGGGATCTGGATCGACAACCGGGGCGACGTGCCGGTCTACAACGCGATGGTGATCGACGCGTGGTCCGATCACATGGATTACCCGACCCTGCGCAAGCGGATGCGGACCGAGTACAACACCCAGTACGGCGCGGCCTGGGAGCTGGAGGATCCGTTCGGCCAGGAGGGGCCGACGGTGAAACCCGACCTCGAGATTCACGACCTGCGCAACCCGATGTACGGGCCCCAGGCATATCAGCCGGGTGGCCGCCGGGCGGATATGGTGCTGGTCGAGGACAAGGGATCCGGGATCGCGGTGAAGCAGGAGCTGAACCTCGCCGGGCTGCCGGTCAAAGCCTACAACCCAGGTCGACGCGGCAAGACGTCGCGCGCGAACGCCATGTCGGTGTACGCCGAGAACGGCAAGGTCTGGGTGCCCGAGAGCACGACCCGCAAGGGGCACATCGTCGACTGGGCCGACGACCTGATCTCGCAGCTGTGCAGCTTCAAGTTCGAGGGGAGCATAGCTCACGACGACTACGTCGACGCGTTCTGCCAAGGCCTGCATCAGCTGGTTCTGGACGGCTGGCTGATCCACGACGAGGGCAAGAAAGACCCGAACAAGGACGACCACGACCCGTCACGCAAGCGACGAGCGGCTTGACGGATCACGGTGTCGCGGGCATCTTCGTGACCACGATCTAGTGCTGGAGGCGACACTGGGCTAGAACGTGAGGCGAAGCATGGCACGCAGCCGTCCGTCATATGCGCCAATTCCAGCCGACATCGACGCCGCCGTGCGCGCGTCCGTGATGCCGTCTCCGTCCGATCCGAATTATCTCGCCGCGCGCGCCGCGCCAGCTCCGGCTGCAGCGACGGCAGCGCCGACCACCGCACGAGGGGCGCTGACCAGCGCCCTGTCCGGCCTCCCAGGCAACGCGGCCCAGACCATGGCAGGGGGACCGGGATCCGGCTTGCCCGGAGAGGTGGGCGTTGCGGACTTCGTGCCCTACGTCGGCGGCGGGGCCGCCATTGACGACTGGCTCGCGAACCCAGATCTGATCAACAGCATCGGCGTGGGCGCGACCGTCGCGGGCGCACCGAGTGTCCTGGTGAAGGGCGGCAAGCGGTTCCTGCGCGCCGGGGCGAAGGCGGTGGACGATGTCCTGAACCCGTCGATCGTCGATGACATCGCGAGTGCCGGTCACACGATGAACGTCAAGCGCGGTGCTCGATCGACCGTGAAGACCGCGAGGGTCACGCCCGAGGAGCGCGCAGTGATCAATGCTGCGACGACCGACAAGGCAAAGCGGAAGAAGTTCTCAGCCGATATCCAGAACGCCAAGAAGGCCCACCCCGTGTCTGACGGGTGGATGCCGATGTCCGAGCCCCGGGTGAAGGACGGCAAGCTGGAGTGGAAGAAGGCGGCCTACGGGTTCAACAAGCTGTCGACGCCGGACAAGGTCGCCAAGAAGGCCCACACCGAGTTCCATGAGCTGGCCGAGCGCGCGCGCAGGGGCGACCCGAATGCGCTGACGATCTTCCGGCAGGCGGGCTGGTACAAGAACGTCCGGCACCGGTTCCGTGAAGAGTACGGCGGCCTGGGCGATCTCCTGGTCGACACCCTGGGGGCCAGCTCCGCGCAGACCAACGTGAAGGAAAACTGGGCGCTGGCGAATCAGGCCATGCGCCGATTCTCCAAGGGCGAGTTCGACGACACCTTGGCGAAGTACGCCAAGGCGAAGGAGGACGGAATCGGGCCGAAGGAGTACATGAAGCGCCACGAGCAGGATCCCGAGAACTATCCGATCATCCGCAAGGAGAACGGCACCAAGTTCGGCATCAACACGATGCCCATCATGGATTCGCTGCTGGCCTCCGGCGTGTGGCGCACGCCTCAGGCTGGCAGCAAGCCGAAGACCAAGAACTTCGCCGGGAACCTGGGCGGGTTCTCGACGCAGCCGACGATCGATGTTTGGGCCGCGCGCATGATGCAGCGGCTAGCCGGTGGCAAGCGGGTGCCCCCGCGCATGGAGCAGGCCGTGACCGGCAACGTGACGCGCGAGGCCGCCGAGGCAGGCCGGTTCGATGCTACCGGCGAGTTCGGGTTCGGCCAGAAGGCCATCGCGGATCTGACCGACCGGCTGAACGCGGATCCGGCGTTCCGCGAGGCCGCCGGGCTGCGCGAGGGCGAAATGCTCGGCCAGGACGACGTTCAGGCGATGATGTGGTTCCGCGAGAAGGAACACTGGACCGAGAACAACTGGACGTCCAAGGAGGGCGAGGGCGGATCGTTCGAGCAGCAGCTGGACGCCAACCCGCAGTCCGCGTGGCAGGCCGGGATCTCGATCACTCAGGACACCGTGCCGACCGACGCGGCCCAGGAGGTCGCGCGCGAGGAGCTGCTGGACGGCCTGACCCGCACCCCAGGCGTGAACGTGGTGAAGGTCCAGCCGACCCAGGGCCTGTACGCCGGTGATGCCGAGCGAGCATTCGACGTCGAGGTGGTGGCGGACCCGTCGCAGTTCGATGCGAACCAGTTCACCCAGCGGGTGTTCCAGATGGCCAAGGACGCCGGGCAGACCGACGCGTTCGTGTCGCGAATCGTGCCGTCGCACGAGGTCATGAACAACCCGAATGCCCGCCCAGGCCTGTCTGTGGCATTTCGCACACCGAAGGATCTGGAGGAGGCGAAGGAAATCATTCAGACGATCAACGACGAAGGGGCCGACGGCCTCACGTTGACCGTCGACCTGCGCCACGACGTGAAGTCAGCGGGCGGCGCGGACCCGGAAGGCTACGTCGGCCTGCGCATGCAGTGGATCCCGGAGATCGATTCCCGGTTCGACGAGGGCGCGAGAGCCGCCATGGCTGACCCGGAGGTCCTGCAAGGTTTGATGTTGGAGAAAGAAGAGCTGTTTGATAGGATCGCCGATGCCGTAGGCGGCCTTGACGGCGTCATTCATTCCGAATTGACGCATTTTGACACGCTGGTCGCCGGGAAGGAGAGCTATGACGATTTCCTACCGGGAGCGGCTGGAGGCGAGACTGCAAAAGTCAATCCAGCGGAGCGGTTCGGACAGCCCCTCAGCTCGCATGTTGCGGGAAGAGCTTCGGCGCTTGGGGGTGGCGGACCAGGAGCAAGCGCAGCACGGTCGGGTGCTGACGGCCCAGGAGACCTATATCGCGGGGGCACGGTAAGCCCCCGCCGACGTCCCGCTCCAGCGTACAGGCCAATGCCTGGAATGAGGGACTTCTGACATGGCGCTGGAACAAGAGTTCGACATCGGCGGCCCGACCAACATCGTTCCGATCGACGAGGAGATGTCGGACGAGGACGCGCAGCTCCTAGACGAGATCTTCGAGGTCGAGGGGGATGCGGGCGACGAGGGCCCGGCCCCGGAGCTGGAAGAGTTCGGGGTCAACCTCGTGCGGTTCCTGGACGAAGGGTTCCTGGACGCGCTGGCCGCGAAGCTGATCGAGGACGCCGAGCGCGACAAAGAATCCACCAAGAAGCGCGATGACCAGTATGCCGAGGGGCTGCGCCGGACCGGGCTCGGGAAAGATGCCCCGGGCGGTCCGGCGTTCGAAGGCGCGAGCGAGGTCGTCCATCCGCTGATCGCCGAGGCGGCGGTCGACTTCGGCGCGATGATGATGAAGGAGCTGTTCCCGCCGGACGGCCCTGTCCGCGTCAAGATGATCGACGACGCGAACGAGGAGCGCACCGAGGCGGCGGACCGCAAGCGCAAGCACCTCAACTACCAGATCACCACCCAGTCGCCCGGGTTCATCGACGCGCACGAGCAGATGTCGATCCAGCTCGGCCTGGGCGGGTCGCAGTACATGATCCACTTCTGGGAGAACGGCGGCCCCAGGTGCGAGTTCGTGCCGGTCGACCGCATGTGGCTCCCGTACGCCGCGTCCGGGTTCAAGGCCGCGCGCCGCCGGACGATTGTCTGGGACCTGAGCGCGTCCGTCGTGAAGGAGCGGATCCGTGGCGGCATGTACGCCGACGTGATCGACCCGGACGTCGCGCCGCAGAACGAGCCCACCGATTCCGATGCCCAGCAGGCCCAGGACAAGATCCAGGGCGTCGAGGCGAGCGGGAACAACGAGGACGGCGAGCGCCGGATCTACCAGATGTACGTCTGGAAGGACCTGGACGGAGAAGACCCGCTCGCGATGACCGAAGACGGCGAGAGTGTCGGCGACGTGCCGTACATCATCGCCGTCGACGTCCTGGAGCGGAAGATCCTGGCGATCTACCGGAACTGGGACGAGCAGGCGGTCACGCAGTACGGCGAGATCGAAGAGGTCGACTGGGTGGTCGACTGGAACTTCATCCCGTGGAAGGGCCCCTACGCCGTCGGGTTCCCACACCTGATCGGATCCATTTCCGGCGCGCTCACCGGCGCGCTCCGCAGCCTGCTGAACAGCGCGCACATCGCGAACTTCCCGGGTCTGGTCCGCATGAAGGGTGGCCGCAACAGCGGTGACACCGAGCGGGTGAACCCGACCGAGAACGTCGAGGTGTCGGCCTCGTCCGGCATCGACGACATCCGCAAGCTGGCCATGCCGCTGCCGTACCCGCAGCCGAACATGGTGCTGTACCAGCTGCTCGGGTTCCTGACCGATGTTGGCAAGGGCGTGGTGACGACGTCCGAGGAGAAGATCGCCGAGGCCGGGAACAACATGCCGGTCGGCACGGCCATGGCGCTCCTGGAGAGCGGATCCAAGGTGACGTCGTCGATCATGGGCCGCATGCACCGGTCGATGGCGCTGACCCTGAAGATCCTGGCGCGGATGAACCGCGACTACCTGGACGAGGAGCGCGCCTACGGCGAGACCGGCCTGGATATCGCGCGCCGGTCCGACTACGAGGGCCCGACCGACATCCAGCCGGTGTCGGATCCGAACATCTTCTCCGAAACCCAGCGCCTCGTCGTGCTGCAGGAGGTCACCCGCGTGGCCCTGGAGCTGTTCCCGGATCTGAACTGGGACCGCGAGGCTATCGCACGCCGGTTCCTGCAGCACCTGAAGGTGCCGAACCCCGAGGAGCTGCTGCCGAAGCGTCCGAAGCCCGAGCCGACGGATCCGGTGAAGGAGAACGTGGCGCTGGCGCTCGGCGACATGCAGCAGGCGTTCCCGGACCAGATCCACGAGGCCCACCTGCGCGTCCACCTGTCGTTCCTGGCGAACCCGCTGTTCGGCGCGTCCAAGATGTTCGCGTCCAAGCTGATCCCGGGCATGATCGAGCACATCAAGGACCACCTGCTGATGTGGTACGAGGCGACGATGACCAAGGCCATGGCCGCGATGACGCAGTTCCCGCCGGAGGTGATGGCCAAGGCCACCGAGGGCACCGACCAGATGTCCGCGATGCAGGCCCAGGTGCATCAGCAGTTCGACGGCATGGCCGCCGAGCAGGCGCAGGTCGTCCTGCCGGTGATCGAGGCCGCCATGAACCTGCTGGAGACCGTCAGCCCGTCCGATGGCACCGAGCTGGTGCAGGCGCAGGCGCAGGCCGCCCTGCAGGAGGTCGAGAGCAAGGATCGCGAGCGCCAGGAGAAGATCGCCCTGCAACGCGAGGAGAGCGAACGCAAGGCGGCCACGGACGCAGAGAACGCGGCCCAGCAGGCCGAGATCGACGAAGCGAAGATCGATCAGGAGGACGAACGGATCGACATCGAACGGCAGCGTGTCGCCCAGGCGGGCGCGGACGCCGCCGCCGATCGAGAGAGCCGCGAGGCTGTCGAAGACGCGAAACTCGACGCGGCTGTCGAGATGAACGACGACGACAACCAGACGGCATTGACCATTTCGCGAGAGCGGAACCGGGGAGGCAACTCGGGCAGCGGTAACTTGAAGGACGGATCGTCCTTTAGCACCAGACAGCCCGGAGACTAAGTTTGAGCAGAGACCTACTGGATCTTCTCAGATCACAGGTAGAGAACGAGCTACGAGAGCGAGAGCAGGGCCTGCACAAGGCCTACGACCGCATCGAGCAGCCCGTTCGTGTCGGATTCTGCCAGGGCCTTGATTGGGTGCTGGAGCAGATGGACAACCTGGAGAGAGAAGACGATGAGCGGCGCGACAACTTCTAGGAAGAACAAGGGCGTGCGCCTGAGCGGCAAGACCAAGGTCGCCGGGGCGATTCTCGCCGAGCACTTCCCTGACATCGACCCTGGCGTCACCCCGTTCGGCGACCGCGTGCTGGTTCAGCTCGCGCTGCCGAAGGAGAAGACCGCCGGGGGCATTATCAAGCCTGACGAGACCCAGGAACTGGACAAGTGGCGAGTGCAGCTCGGCAAGATCATTTCCATGGGCCCGGTCGCCTACCGTGACCGCAACACCCTGGAGCCCTGGGCCGAGGGGGCCTGGGTGGCCGAGGGCGACTACATCCGCGTGCCGCAGTACGGCGGCGACAAGTGGGAGATCAAGCGGAACGGCAAGGAAGCGCTGTTCGTGATCTTCCAGGACACCGACGTGATCGGGAAGGTTCACGGGAACCCGCTCGACCACATGATCGAATAGGAGGCGCGACATGGCCGGACAAACATTCATGGTGGGCGGGCTCGATGATCTCGCGGCAGGCGACGACGAGGATCTGGTCCCCCTGAACGAGGATGGCGACGACACCGTCAGCGCGTCCGACGCCGACGACACGGTCGAGGCCGATGATGACGAGGACCTGTTCGACGACGAGCCGCAACAGCTCCGCAGCGACGACCAGCTCGCCGACGACATCGACGAGGTCGAGGGCGAGGAGGGTGAGTCTCGAGACCCAGGCAAGAAGCGCTCCAGGGATCGCGAGGACGAGACGCCCGAGGAGAAGCGCGAGCGCCGGAAGGCCGAGCGTCAGCGCAAGAAGGAGCGCCGTACTGCGGCACGCGAAAGCGACCGCCGCTTGATCGATCAGCAGGCCCGGCAGATTGCTGAGACCAACGCCCGCCTCTACGAGCTGGAGAACCGGGCTGGCAAGGCCGACATGGCGCGCCTGGATCAGGCGATCGAGACCGCTGGCCAGAACAAGCAGATCGCGCTGCAGCGCCAGGAGCAGGCCCGCGAGGACGGGGACCTGGAGGCAGCCGCCCAGGCCCAGGAGGAGTGGGCGGACTTCCGCGACCAGGAGCGTCAGCTGAAGCAGCACAAGGAGAACCTGACCAAGGGCGGCGGCCAGCCGCAGGCGAAGGTCGACGACGCGGTCAGGCGCAACGCCGAGGCGTTCATGGAGGAGAACAAGTCCTGGTACACGGTCGGCGGCACGGACCAGGACAGCATGATCCTGGACGCCCTGGACGGGGCCGTGGCCAACGACGGATTCGATCCGGCCAAGGAGGAATACTGGGTCGAGCTGAGGTCGCGGGCAGCCAAGATGCTGCCGGACCGGTTCCCGAAGTCGGGCAGGCGCGACGTCATCGACGTCAATGACGACGAGGAGGACGACGAGGAGGGCGACGATCCGCCGCCCGCCGCTCGCCCGAAGAACAACCGTGGTCGGCGCTCTCCGAACGCCGGTGGCGGCGGCGATGATCGCGGCACCGGATCCGGTTCCGACGACCTGAACGGCATCCCGAGGGAGTACATCCGCGAGCTGCAGAACCTCGGCATGTGGGACGACAAGGAGAAGCGCAAGGAGATGATCCAGCGCTACCGCGACAGCGCCGGTCGGGCGACCGGTTGACAAGGAGACGGAAAATGAGCGAACCTAAAGCCAACGCTATCGGGGCGGTCTTCGACGATGACGACGGCCTCCCCCCGCAACAGCGCGCTACTGGCGGCGGCGACGAGGACCTGACACCCCTCAACGCAAAGCCCAAGAAGGCCGGACGGCGCGCAGCAAGGCGAGAGCGTACAGCTGACGACCCCCGGTCGTCCCGAAAGGCGGGAAAACGAAGGGGGGACGATCCCAGGCGAGCCAAGGACGAGAACACTGGCACGCTGGTCTCCCCGATGAACTTCGACATCCTGCCGGAACCACCGAAAATTGACGGATGGCACCTGTGTTGGTTGAGCACCACCAACGTCCAGGACTCCATCCAGAACCGGATGCGGATGGGCTACCAATTGGTCACCGCCGACGAAGTCGGTCCCGAGTTCGAGTACGGGAAGATCAAGGAAGGCCAGTTCGCGAACGGAGTGCAGATCCGAGAGATGGTCCTGTTCAAGATTCCGCAGGACGTCTACGAGGCTTACATGATGCACATGCATCACAATGAGCCGATCGATGCCGAACAAGCCATCCGCCAGGATGTCGGCTCGATGGAGGAGCAGCTCTCCGAACACGGTTCGAACGTCATGGTGGGATCGGCGATCCGGGAGCTGGGCAGAGTGCCCAAGAAACCGACGTTCGAAACCTAGGGAGACCTATCATGGCAGATACTGCCGCTCCTTTCGGCTTCCGCCCCGTGCGGACCGAATCGGGTCGTCCCGTCCAGCACGAGATCATGAAGGGCGGTCTCGCGTCTGGGTACGGTACGACCATTTACTGCAACCAGCCGATCGAGATGGGCACCGCAGGCCTGATCGTTCCGGCGACTGCCGGTAACCGCATCCTCGGCGTTTTCGCCGGATGCGAGTACACCGACACCGCTGGTCGACAGGTCGTGAGCGCGCATTGGCCCGCCTCGACCACCACCAAGTCGAACACCGACATCTACTGCTACATCTACACCGACCAGTCGATCATCTACGAGGTCGAGTGTGATGGCAGCCTTGCTCGCACGAGCATCGGTGATCAGGCTGACCACTCGAACGCCACGAACGGCTCGACGGACACCGGTCTGTCGTCCTGCACGTTGTCGTCCACCCTCGTGGGTGCGGCTGGCAACGCCGGGTTCCGCATCGTGGATCTCTCCAACGACGTGAACGAGGAGTGGGGTAACACCTACACCCGCGTTTACGTGCGGATCAGCGAGCACACCTATACCGCTGACGTCGCGGCCATCTAGGGGGAGGACTGAACAATGGCAACCCCGATGACATCGACTCGGTTCAAGTCCATCGTTGAACCGATCATGAACGAGGCCTTCGACGGCATCTACTCCCAGCGGGGGGATGAGTGGAAGGCGGTGTTCAAGCAGTTCCGAGGCACGCCGAGGAACTACCATGAAGAGCCGGTCATGTACGGTTTCGGATCGGCACCCGAGCTGCCTGACGGCACTCCGGTGACCTACGATGCCGGTGGCGTGCTGTTCTTGGCGCGGTACGTGTACCGTGTCTACGGCCTCGCATTCGCTCTGACGCGGGTGCTGGTCGAGGACGGCGACCACATCTCGATCGGACGGACGTTCTCGGAGCACCTGTCTCAGTCGATGATTGAGACCAAGGAAACGCTCTGCGCGAACATCCTCAACCGAGCGTTCAACAGCTCCTACGTCGGCGGCGACGGTGTGTCCCTGGTGAACACCGCGCATCCGATCAAGAACAGCACCTTCAGCAACCAGCTGACCACGGCGGCGAACCTCTCGCAGACGTCGGTCGAGCAGATGCTGATCCAGATCCGAAAGGCCGTGAACAACAACGGTCTGAAGATCCGGTTGGTGCCGGAGCAGCTGATCGTCTCGCCCGACAACATGTTCCAGGCGGAAACCATCCTCAAGACGGCCCTCCGCCCGGGCACTTCGGACAACGACATCAACCCGGTTCGGTCGATGGGTCTGCTCCGCAAGGGCGCGACCACGCTCACCCGCCTGACATCGTCCACCGCGTGGTGGGTCCAGACCGATGCGCCCAAGGGCCTTCGTCTGGCCATGCGCCGCCCGATGGACAAGTCCATGGAAGGCGACTTCGAAACCGACTCCATGCGCTACAAGTGCACCGAGCGGTACATCCCCGGATGGACCGATCCGCGCTGCGTGTGGGGCACGGCGGGCGTCTAGCTCGGAGACCGTAACGGGGGCGGCCTAGCCGCCCCCTAGCAAGGGAGGTCAGATATGACCCACTTCACAGACGGCCTTCAGATCGGCAGCGCCTACTACGGTCGAAACATCCTCGACTCCGGGAACCCGGCTGGTCGCCACGACAAGGGCGTCCAGGTGCATGACGAAACCGCTGTGGCGGTGGTCGTGCAGCTCGGTGCCCCGGATACCCTCGACGCGGACGGGGTCTGCAACGGCTCCTACTCCACGTCGACGGCGGGAACTCTCACGCTCAACGGGGCCCTGGTCTCGACGAGCGTGGCGACGTTCGACGTCCCCCGCGCCGTGTCCATCACGGCAACGGCGGACAACTCGGGCGTGACCTTCACCATCAGCGGGACCGACAAGTACGGTCACGCCGTGACGGAAGCGATTGTCGGCCCGACCGGCACCGTGACCGGCAAGAAGGCGTTCCTGACGGTGTCGGGTGTCGCGAACGCCGGTGCCACCACGACCGGTGGCGCGGCGATCGATATCGGCACTGCCGACGTCCTCGGCCTGCCGTATCTGCTCGACGATCTCGGCAAGTGCGCCGGGCACACCGAAAACGGTCTGTCCGTCACGGGCGGAACCCTCGTGGTTGGTGTCACCGGCACCGCGACCGCGACCAAGGGCGACACCCGTGGTACGATCGACCCGCAGACGGCCATGGACGGGTCGACCTATGTCACCCTGACCATGATCGTCGATGCATCCAGCAAGGACATGCTGTATGGCGTCGACCAAGCGTAAGCCGACCCCAGGTCGGAAGATGGCTAAGGCCGCCCCCCGGAAACGGGGGGCGGCTGTGCCGTCCACACCTCGCCCCGTGTGCATCGTCGCGATGGGGAACTCCCACGTCAGCTACATGCACATGAACCTCCTGGACGCGAACAGGCCGCTGATCGCGAACCACGAGATCTGGGCAATCAACACGATGTCGACGGTGATTCGCTGCGATCGAGCGTTCCATATCGATCCGCTCGGCGACTACCTCGACGGGTTCACGATTCCCGCAGGCACCCTGTCCGGCTACCACGAGACCAAGGAGGACGTCGTCGTCCCCCCGGATCCGACGATGGCCAAGCGCTACCAGGAGCTGGACGTGCCGATCTACACCGGGGTGCCGGACAAGCGGTTCCCCAGCTCGGTGGCGTTCCCGCTCGAAGAGGTGCTGGGCATGGTGACCCTGCCGTACCTCAACAGCACGGTGGCCTATGCCGTGGCGCTGGCGGTCTACGAGAAGCGCCCCGAGATCTGGATGTTCGGCTGCGACTACGCGTACCCGAACCAGAACGCCGGAGAGGCGGGACGTGCGTGCACCGAGTATTGGCTGGGGTTCGCCTCGGCCAAGGGCATCAAAGTCGTGACAGCGGGACGGTGCGTCCTGCTCGATAGCTGGAGCGACCGCCGCGAGCTGTATGGCTATGGCGGCAAGACGATCGAGGAGATCCGAGATGCAGGTAACTAGCGTCACTGTCACCGAGAACACCACGAGCACCATCGTTCCGGTGGATATCAATCTGGGCGCGGGGTTCAACCTGGGCTGCGCCATCACCGCGACCCAGGACATCGCCGCGACCGTGCAGGTCAGCCTGGACAACCCGTTCGTGACGGATCAGTCCGGGATGACGTGGTTCAGCTGTCACGACGCAACCCTGGTGGGGGCAACTGGCGACATTCAGGGGCAGCTCACGGAACCGTGCCGTGCCGTCCGCCTGAACGTGACCAGCGGCGGAACCGGGGCCAGCGGCGTGAAGCTGACCATCGTCCAGGCGGGAGTTGGCGTGTGAGTGAAGGCCCGTCCAAGTACGATCTTGATCTATCTCGGGAAGAGGTGGATTATGTGCTCGAAACTCTGAGCATGCGTCCGTGGCGTGAGGCGAACGGCCTCATCGGGAAAATCGCTTCCCAGACGCAGGTTCAGAACGAAACCTGGAAGCAGCAGCAAACCTCCGATAAGGAGCCTGCGCCGGATGGCGTGGCCGACGGGGATCCACCGTACGATGGGTGATCCATGGCCACATCTGGGACCGTTTCAACATCCACGCTGAAGGTCCAGGAGATCTTCGATCGGTCGTTCCGGCTCTGTGGCATCACGCCGCAGATGCTGAACGCCGAGATGCTGGACGTCGCCTTCCAGGCGCTCGACGAGCTACTGAAGTCCTGGTCGAACAAGGGCATCAACCTCTGGCGGGTCGAGAAGATCGTCCAGGGCCTGTATCCGGGCGCTCAGTACGTCACGCTGCCCGAGGGCACCATCGACGTCCTGAACGTCAACCACCGCACCCTGACGCTCCAGAGCGGCGGCACGCCCGCATCCTCGGCGGGTGGCACGGTCGCAAACGCGTTCGACAGCGACACGACGACGGTCCTGACCCAGACGTCGAGCGGCGGGAACGTGTCGTACAATTTCGGATCCGCCGTCCTGATCACGACGTTCGGCTACCTGTCTGGGTCGACCGGCACGCTGGACCTGATTCTCGAAATCTCCGACGACGGGTCGACGTGGCGCACGATCCTGGACATCGATAGCGCGACGTACACCGACCGTGAGTGGACCTGGAAGGACATCGACGAGCCGCAGTCGGCGCAGTATTTCCGGGTGCGCGAGACGTCCACCGGGACGATCGTGGCGCGGCAGATCGTGTTCGGACGCGATCAGGCAGAGACGCCGCTGACCAGGACGAACCGCGACACGTTCGTGAACCTGCCGTCGAAGGAGGGCCAGGGGCAGCCGAACCAGTATTGGCTGGACCGGCAGCGCGATCAGGCGCGCATGTGGATCAACCCGACAGCCCAGAACACGCTGCATCAGCTGGTGGTCTGGCGGCACGCCCAGATCCAGGACGTGGGCACCGACATGACCCTGGACATCGACGTGCCGGACCGGTGGCGCATGGCGCTGCGGTACGCGCTCGCGGTGGCGATGATGCCGGAGCTGCCTGGGGACATGACCCCGGACCGCCTGACGCGTCACCAGAACAACAAGATCGAGGCCGTGTCCCTGTTCGGCGAGGCCGCCGACGAGGAGCGCGACGACTCGCCGACGTACCTGATCCCGCAGATCGGAGTGTACAATGCCTAAGTACCTCTCGACGACGACGCGGATTGCGATCTGTGACCGGTGCCGGTTCAAGGTGCCGCACGACGTCCTGAAGCCGGACGGCAACAGCCCCGGTATGCTGGTCTGCCCGCCCTGCAATGACGAGCTGGATCCGTACCGCAAGGCGGCGCGCCAGACCGAGAACTACGTGATCCGCAACGCCCGCCCGGACGAGGCACTGGTGCGATCCGCCGAGACGGACGGCACGATGATCCTCGGCGCGTACGATCACAACATCCTGGGTCGGGACGAGGACGGCAACGAGTGGTATCTGACGGAGTGATGCGATGACAGTCGGACCCGCGAAACGCATCGGAGACTTCGAGAACCTGACGTCGGTTTCGGCGACGGACAAGGTTCTGGTGCAGACCGAGACCGTCACCGGCAACGCGACGGCGAACCAGCTAATCACCGCCGTGTCGGCGCTGGATGGGGTCACCATCACGAACAGCACGATCGACGCCGACGTGAACACGATCACGAATCTCGCGCACGGATCCGAGGTCGACAATCCGTCGAGCGGCGTGCACGGCGTGACTGGGTCGGTGGTCGGCACCACGGACACGCAGACGCTGACCAACAAGACGATCGACGGCGACAACAACACGATTTCGAATCTCGCGCACGGTGCCGAGGTGGACAACCCGACGTCGGGCGCACACGGCATCACGGGATCGTTCGTCGGCACCACCGACACCCAGACGCTGTCCGCCAAGACCCTGACGTCGCCGATCATCACGACGTCGCCGACGGCGGCGGGCGCGACTTGGGCGGACCTAGGCACGGTGACGACGGTCGACATCAACGGCGGCACGATCGACGGCACAACGATTGGCGCATCGAGCGCGGCGGCGGCGACAGTCACGTCCCTCACCGGCAACAGCTTCATCCGTACGAGCGGAACGGGCCCGCATGGCCTGGGGACGACCTCGCCGGGTAATTGGAACGCAGCGGCCAACGATTTGGTGGTGGTAGGCGCGGACGCGAACGGCGGCATCACCATCCACGCGACGACGGCAGGGGCGATCCACTTCGCGGACGCGGAGACGACGGGCACAGCGTCCTACGACGGATACCTGAACTACAATCACAGCACCCGCACGATGATCCTGGCGACGGCGGCGACGGCGGCGATCACGATCGACAGTTCGCAGAACGCCACCCTCGCCGGTAATGTCATCATGACCGGCTCCAGTACCTATGTTCAGGGCCACACGACCGCCGCCGCCAAGTGGCATCTCCGGGGCGATGATGGTGGCACCACCATCCCGACGCTCGATGGTCAGACGTGGATGTTGTTGAACAACAACGAAGACGCCTATTTCTCGATCATCACGCCGAACGACAAGATCGGCGGCATTAATTTCGGCGACGATGCGGACGAGGATGATGGATATCTTCGGTATGCACACACCGCGAGGGAAATGTATCTCGGTGTAGCAGCCAACACCCGTGCGACTCTGGATGGTTCCGGCAATATGATGCTTGGCGGTGTCGATCATGGAACCGGGGCAGTCCGAAATTTCGTAATTGAAAATGGGACGGCCCCAAGCACCCAGCCAGCCAACGCTGTTTCGATCTACTCCAAGGACGTGACCGGCAGCGCCGAGCTGTTCGTGATGGGCGAGGATGGCACCGAGACGCAGCTGTCCAACACAGCGGCTGGCGGCGGCGGCGAGAGCGCCGGGTTCATCGTGGCGATGGGAGGCTGACATGGCCGATTCCGCAACAACCAGGAACAAGTTCAGGAAGCAGTCTCTCGGATCCAACGACGAGGTCTGGGGCGACACGAACCTGAACGAGGCCCTGGACAGCATCGACGAGAGCCTGGACGGCTACGTCGAGGTGGCCTGCACGGGCGCGTCGACGACGCTGACCACGACGCAGTACGCCTCGAACGAGTACCGGCAGCGCATGATCAAGTTCACTGGCACGCCGGGCGAGAACCACACGATCACCGCGCCGGACCTGGAGAAGTGGTGGATCCTCTGGAACGCCACGACCGACGGCTACACGATCACGTTCAAGAACAGCTCCGGCACGGGCGTCACGCTGACGGCGGACCAGCGGGTCCTGGTAATGACCGATGCGTCCGAGACGTACCTGATCGAGAGCGGCAACACCCTGTCCAGCATCGGCGCGCCGACCACGAACGTGTCGATGGCGGGCTACAAGCTGACCAACCTGGGTTCGCCGACCGGCGGGTCCAACGACGCGGCGAGCGCGGCCTATGTGGACGCGGCTGTCGCCGCTGCAGCGATTCTCCCGCTCACGTCTGACTGGGGGAACACCACGACCGGCACCACGGTGCAGGTGCGTGGCGACACGACCTCGAACGTCGAGGCGTACACCGGATCGGCACGAGAGCTGGTGGTCGACACCACGCTGTCCACGGTCCATGTGATGGACGGATCGACGGCTGGCGGGACGAAACTCGCTCGGAACGCCGATGTCCCGTCGATCGGCAAGATCATGGCTCTAGGCTAGGAGGAAATCATGGCCGAGACTTTCACTCAGCACACCCTGGCACTGCCGACCCAGGCTATCACCACGACCAATGCTCTGGTGTACACCTGCCCGACGACCGCCACGAGCGGCATCGTGGTCGGCTGTAACATTTCGAATGTCGACGGCACCAACGCCGTGGACGTGGACTTCGGCGTCGATATCGACGGCGGCACCACCATCCGCTACCTCCTCAAGGAATCGAACCTTGCGGGCGGGTCGGCGGTGAACCCAGTTCTGGGCAAGTTGGTCCTCGGCGTGTCCGATGCGATCCGCGCCCGGGCAAGCGCCGCGTCGGATGCCGAGGTGGTTCTGTCGGTGATGGAGATCACCGGGTAAGGAGAGAGCTATGCAGTATGCTGGCACCACGCCCTTCCCTCGGATTGGCAATGTGGACGTCATGACTCGCGCGAACAGCGTTCTTCCGTTCGCTGACTTCACGGCGGAGCCGTTGAACTCCGCGTTGAGCAATGTCGACGCGAGCAGCCTCGACGCGGTTGGGGCCGTGACGAATGGCATGGTGATCCTGTCGGCGCAAGTCCGGTCAACGACATACAGTCACCGCCTGATGATCGACGTCGCTCAAGGCTGGGGGTCTCAGAACGGGTTGGTGTGGGTCGAGAGCGGCGCGTCAGCGACATACGGGTCTCTGGCCACGAACCTTCACAATATCTGGTTTCCGGCCAGCACTAGGTTTTCCGGGTCTGGTGGATTGTCCCCAACTGTCTCGGGGTGTATCGACTATCTCGACATCTCCCTGGCAGACGCGAGGACGTACTTCAATCCCAACATCATCGAGGCTCCGGCGAATGATGGTGGGTGGACGACACAGACCCTGCCCCTGACGCCCGCTCAGAACACCACTGGGTTCGATTGCTGGTGGTACTGCTACACGCGATCCCCGTGGTCCGGCAGCACTGACGACAAGCTGGAGATCCGGGACAGTGACGGAACGACGGTTCTGGCCACCCTGAAGACGGACCCCACGAACGTGGCGACCGGCACCCCTACTTTCAACATGCCCGGACATTTGCACATCCCCGCAGACAACGGCCTGTACGCGGTCAATTCGACGGGCGGGTACTTGGTTGGGAGGAAGAAGTAATGGCTGACGCAGCTGGTTTCTATCTATTTCCTGGAGAGCCGCAGCCCCGTCGGATGCGTTTCCGCGAGAAGGTCAACGGCGAGTCCGCCACGGACTGCCTCGCCACCTCGGACGAGGACTGGGCGTCGATCGGCGTGACGCGTCACGACCGACCCGACTTCGACCCGGACACCCACAAGGTGACCTGGGACGGCTCGGCCTGGAAGAAGACGGCGCTCACCGCAGCCCAGAAGGCGGCAGTCCTAGACGCAGCCAAGGCCGAGGCGAAGGCGCGTGTGACTGGTGGCTTCCACATGGAAATCCAGCAGGGCATCACCGTGGCCGCCGCAGGCGGTGCGCAGATCCGCGCGGACGACGTCGGCCAGGGGCAGATCACGCGCCTGAAGGAGAAGACCGCAGGCGGCGGCAGCCAGAAGATCGTGACCCGCGCCGGTGCGGCGGTTGAGGCTTCCGAGGCCCTGGCCACCGCGATCCACAGCGCGCTGTCGGGCTATATCTCCGAGATGGAGGCGGCTGAGTACGACGCCTATGTCGCGATCGACGCGCTGACCACGCCCGCCGACTGCCGCGCCTACACCCCGAGCTGGCCCACCCGAGTGAGGTAGCCATGGCCGACTATGATGATCTGATCTCCGACATCCAGACCTGGATGCAGAACCAGTCCGCCGAGCTGGCCGGTGAGCGCGACCAGATCATCGCGAACGCGTCCAATCGGATCGCTCGGCGACTGAAGGGCCTGCAGCCGTTCCAGACGCAGACCTCGAACACGTTCACGGTCAGCTCCGGGACGATCTCCAAGCCGTCCGGTTTCATTTCGATGCGGGAGTGGAGCTTCATTGACTCGACCACCTCCAAGTACGTCCGTCTGGAGTATCGCCAGGAGTCGTATATGCGGACCTACTGGCCAACGCAGGCCACGACCGGGACGCCGAAGTTCTGGGGGGCCGACACAGCGGGGACGTTCCTGGTGGTGCCGACGCCTGCCGTGGCTGACACCTACACGATGGAGTACAGCCAAGTCCTGACGGCCACCTCGTCGAACAAGTCGAACTGGATCACGACGAACCACTACGACCTGTACCTGAAGGCCTGCCTCTACGAGGCGGCGCTGTTCAAGAAGGCGATCACCCCGGAGATGCCGCTGTCGGCGGCCTGGGAAAGCCAGTTCGAGACGGCGATTGCCGAGGTGATCGACACCGAGACCGCGCTTGAGATGGACGGGAACAAGACCTGATGCTGCGGGAGGTTCCATATCGGGCAAGCGTCCTGAAGGACGACCCGGCCTACGCGGCCCGAGGGTTCGCCACGGACGCGGACAAGATCCGCTGGGTCCGTGGATGGCCCCAGGCGCGCGGAGGAGAGACGTCCGCGAGCGATGACACGCTCGACGGGGTCTGCCGGGGCGGGCACGTCTACACGACGTCAGCGGGACGGAAATGGGGCGTTCTGGGCACCCACACGCGCGCCTACGCCTATAGCGGGTCACGCGCCTGGAACATCACCCCGATCCGGTCATACGCGACCCTGGGGACGGATCCGTTCACGACGACAGCGGGCGGCGGGGCTGGGCAGACCGTGTCCGTGTCCGTGGCGCATACCGCGCACGGGGCCGCCGAGGGCGACACCGTTCTGATTCGTGGATCCGCGACATTCGACAATCTGACGCCCGGCGGTGCCAATGGTACGCTGTCGGCCAGCCCGTTCACGACGATATCGGGTCGCCGTCTGGTGGTGGTGTCCCATACAAGTCATGGCCTGAGCACCGGCGATATCGCTCGCTACAGCAGCGCCACGGCTGTCGGAGGAATCACGATCGGCGGGACGTCGTCCGGCACCTACGCGACGGATCCGTTTGTCGTGACGGCGGACAGCGTGATGATCACCGTCACCCACACGAGCCACGGCTACGAGGACGGCGAGGTCGTGACAATCGCCGGGTCGGCGGCGGTCGGAGGCATCACCCCGTCGGGCGACTACGTTCTGAAGGTCGCGGATGCCAACACTTACGTCATCGCGCACACGTCTCAGGCAACGTCGAGCGCCACCGGCGGCGGCGGGTCAGCAACCTATAGCGTCGAGCGGTCCTACGGCGTTCACGTCGAGGACGACGACAACTACCTGATCGAGCACGTCAGCGAGGCCACGTCGAGTGCCACCGGAGGAGGGACTCCGGGGTACGAGTACGCCAAGATGCACAAGATCACCGGCATCACCGACGCGAATAATTACACGATCGACGTGGTCGCGACCGGAGCCCAGTCCGGCACGACCGGCGGCGGTTCCAGCGTCGACGTTGACTACGAGATCACGATCGGCCTGGAGAACACCGCTGGGTCCGGGTTTGGCGCGGGTGGGTATGGATCCGGCCCGTTCGGGATCTCCGAGAGCCCGTCGGCCTATCCCCAGGCGCGCACCTGGGCGATCGATGATCGGATCGATTTCGCGTACCTGAACCCGGTCGACGGCACGATCTACGAGTGGACCGCGAACGCCTCGCGCCGCGCCCAGGCGCTCCAGAACGCGCCCGCCCAGGTGCGCTACATGATCATCACGGACGAGTACAACGTGATGGCGTTTGGCTGCACGAACGACGAGAGCAACTTCCGACCGACACTGATGCGGCACTCCTGCAGCGTGAACGTCGAGTGCTGGTATCCGGCAGCGTCGAACACATCTGGCAGCCTGGGTCCGATCGGTGGCGGCAACGCGTTCGTCGTGGCGAAGAACTCGAAGAACGGCATTCTGGCCTGGACCGAGCGGTCGCTGCACGCGTTCCGCTATACTCGAGACCAGGACGACCTGTACGCGCAGAAGAAGGTTGGAACCGGGTGCGGGGCCCTGGGCCCGAACGCCGTCATCGACGACGACGGGTCGAGCTACTGGATCACGCCGCAGAAGTCGTTCTACATCTACACCGGAGGCGGCCCACAGGAGGTCCCGAGCCCGTGTCGGAAGTGGTTCGAAGACACGCTCGCGGAAGGCCAGGGAGCCAAGGTCTGGGGTACGATCGACAACTTCTATCACGCGGTCGAGTGGTTCTTCCCAGCCACCGCCGACGGCGACTGCGACACCTACATCCGGTGGGATCTGCAGGAGGGCGGCGGCATCATGGGCTGGTCGCCGGGGACCTGGGATCGGTCCGTGTGGATCGACAACATCGTGTTCGACAAGCCGCTCGCGGTCAGCCCGACGGGGTCGCTGTACTTCCAGGAAGACGGCCTCGGAGACAATGGCGGCGCTGTCACTCGTTTCGTGGAGTACGCCCCGATCGACATCGCGGACGGGGCGGTCCTGCAGCAGGTCTCGAAGATGGTCCTGTCCATGGAGAGGGGGTCGAACACAGCGGTCGACGTCACACTCAAGGCGAAGCAGTGGCCGGACAACACCGAGGAATCCAAGGGGCCGTTCACGGTCCGCAACACGTCCTACCCGGACAGCTCCAGCAACTCGGCGGTGATCGACTCCGAGTTCGAATGCCGTCAGCTCGGGATGCGCATTGAGTCGACCGGATCCGAAGACTACTGGCGTCTAGCGAATGTCCGCTATGACCGAGGCGTGGGGGCCAAACGATGACCGCGTTCCGCTTCCCCAACCACCCGCCGGAACCGCCGATGATGGCTGACATCCCGCCCGAGGTAACGGAGTGGATGTCCCGCATGCATCAGTGGGCTGTGGATCTCCACCGCCAGACCGAGGACGCGATCGAGGGGCTGCAGGACAATGTCCGCACCACGGATCAGCCGATGCTGCTGCCACCCGCGACGGTGGCGCAGCTGAACGCCACGAACCCCGCCAAGTTCAAGGCGACGAAGCCCCGCAATGGCGGGTGCTCGATGGTCTACTGCACGGACGAGACCGGAGGCGCGATCCCGGCGTATAGCGACGGGACGAACTGGAAGCGAGTCACGGACGGAGCGACAGTGTCATGATGAGCCAAACCAGATTCGGCGGCGCGCTCCGGCGTCATGCCGCCCAGCGCAAGGGGTTCAACGAAGGCGGCCTCGGCGGCGGCCCGGACGACCCTAACAACCCGTCCCCGGGCAACCCTGGCGCTGAGAGCGATGCGGGCGTGGCCGGTGAGTTCGGCGGCGCGGCCCCGGGCGCGTATGGCGGTGCCGGAGGCCTGGGCGCGGACATCGACGACGTCATCGGCGGCCTGATCAGCGCGGGCGTCAACCCGTTCGGCGGCGTGTACGGATCCGGCTACGGCGTGGGCATCGGCCCGATCGGGATCCAGGGCGCGACAGTCGCGGGCGACATTGCCGGGCGCGCGGCGCGAGCTGCAGGCATGGATGTGTCGACCCCGACCGGGTTCGTGGGCGACGACACCGGGATCTCGAACGACCCGGCGAACTTCGGCGGCGGTGCCCAGGGCAACGACGTGGGGCCGGGATCCGAACCGCGTCTGTCGCCGGGCGTCCTGAAGCGCCTGGGGGAAGCCAACATCGTCAACACCTACCGGGCGGCCAGCGACTACGCGAACCGGTATGATGACCTGCGCGGCATGAAGGGCCAGGACGCGCTGGAGCACTATCTGAACTACGGCGCGAAGGAAGGCCGGGTGTTCGGTCAGAACGCCGACGTCGATCGCTGGAAGGCGCAGTATCTCGAACAGAACAAAGACGTAGCGGAGAGCGGCATGGACGCGCTGGAGCACTACGAGCAGTTCGGCAGGAAAGAAGGCCGCGTCTGGGGCGCGCCCACGCGATCCGACGGCGCAATGACCCGCGTCATGGCGGCCCAGGGCGGTCGGCTGCCGCTGAAGGTCGGCGGAAACTCCGGCGGCACTGGCGGCGGCCCGGGCGGTGACGATGGTTTCGGCGGCGGGTTCGGCGATACATCCACCGACGCCCAGGGCGCGGTCGGCCCGGACGAGGCCGGTGCGGGCAACGTCGACATCGGCGGAGCGTTCGGCGGCGGCCTGAGCGAAGAGGAGATCCGAGCCCTGATCAATCAGATCCTGGGCAGCGGTGCCGTGCCGGGCACCCCGACGGCCCAGACGGCCCAGCTCAACACGGTGTACGGCCTGAACCCCACCGCGCTGACGGCGGAGGAGGCGTACCTGAAGAACAACCCGGACGTGGCGGCGGCGATCGACGCAGGCCAGTTCAAGGACGCCCGCGAGCACTACGACCTGTTCGGCAGCGGCGAAAGCCGTGCCTGGGGCGCGGAGGAGGCGGGGGATCCGTACACCTACGTGGAGAGTTTCAACAACCGCGTGCCAACCATGGCCGAGATCGCGCAGCAGAATTTGCCTCCGCCAAATGCGGCATCCGCCGGGTTCGGCGGCGGCGCGTTGAACGATCTGATCTCGAAGGGCGCGGCGACGATGGGCTACAAGATGCGGCGCGGAGGTCGCATCGGCGCGCTGCGCCGGGCCCGCAACGCTTACTCGGTCGGGGGGCAGCCCGATCCGGGGGTGGACCCGCCGGTTCAGCCCGGAATGGTGTCCGCCCCCGGCGACGGTATGTCTGACAGCAGGCAGAACGTATCCCTGTCGCGCGAGGAATATGTTGTGCCGTCAGACGTTGTAAGCGATCTTGGCAATGGGTCTTCCGAAGCGGGAGGCCGGGTCCTCGACAACATGGTCATGGGAACGCGCCAGCAGGGCATCATGAGGCGCATGCAAATGCCCCCGCCGCACGGCAGCGCGTACGCATAGGAGGGACCGATGGCAATCACCGCAGGTACAGCCATCCTTGCAGGCGGCGCGCTGGGCGCGCTGAGTGGCCTGTTCGGCGACAAGGAGAAGAAGACCTCGACCCAGGTCCAATTCCCCGCCGAGTATCAGCCTCTGGCCGGTCAGACGGGTGCTCTCGCGCAGAACATCCTGCAGCGTCCCGGCCAGTTCTGGACCGCGCAGCGCAGCGCCGGTCCGTCCGCGATGCGCCTCGCGTCGTTCGGCAAGGCCGCCGAGATCGGTACTGGCCAGGGCCTGCGGATGGGCGACCGCATTGGTGCCCTCATGGACGTGGCCGGGAATCAGGAGAACATCAACAAGGCGATGTCCGGCCTGTCGACGGACGAGATCAACGAACGCATGAACCCCTATGTCGAGGGGTGGATCCAGAAGACGCTGGACGCATCGGATCGTGGTGCTGACCGCAGCCGTGCGCGGCGCGCCGCGCTGCGTGCCGGTATGCCTGGGTCGCGCGGACTGATGATGGAGGCGCAGGCCGAGACCGACTACCTGCGAGACCGCGACCTGCTGACGTCCGGCATGCACAAGTCCGCCTACGAGCGGTCCGAGGACGTGCTGGAGCGCGAACGCGAGCGGCTGGGCCGGTTCGACATCCAGAACCGCACCCTGGCCGGTACGCTGTCCACCACGGCGTCACGCCTGGAGGATGCAGAGCTGGATCGTCAGATCCGCAAGATGGGCGCGCTGCGTCAGGCCGGTGCCGAGCAGGAGGCGTTCCAGAACCGCCAGATCCAGGACCGCATGGACCTGTTCAACGAGGTGCGCGGGTATCCCGAGAGCCGCGTGAACTTCGGGTCGAGTGTCGTGTCGGGCCTGCCGGTGGGCCAGACCACGATCCAGCCCACCGGTCGCGACATCGCGTCGTCGACCCTGGGCGGCGCGCTGACCGTTGCCGGGCTCGGGCTCGGCAAGGGTCGTGGCACGGTCGGCAGTTCGTTCCTGAGCAGCCTGGGCCTGAAGCACGGCGGTCGCCTGCCGTTGGCCGGTGGAGGTGCGCCGGACAATGTGGAGCTGACGATCCGCATGATCCAGGAGTTCGAGGAGGCCGGTGCCCCGCTCCCGCCGGAGCTGGAGCAGGCCAAGGCGTCACTCATGCAGGGAGCGCCGCCGACGCCGCTCCCGCAGCCGCGCCCGCTCATTCCGATGCCCCCGCCGACGACGGTTGAGCCTGCGCTGGGCGCGCTGTCCGCGTCCGCAGGAATCCCCGACGTCGACGCCACGCTCCCGACCACCAGGGGCGTCCCCGGGCGTCAGATGGACACCCGCATGGGTGCCGGGGCCCTCGGAGTTGCGGCAGCCCCACCGGCGGCCCCAGCGCCCGCTGCTGCGCCTGGAAACCCGGTGGCCGGAGCGCTGAAGCACCTGTTTGGTCGGGTGAACCCGAGCACCGGCAACTCCGTCGCGTACAACACAGGTCTCAACCTGCTCGCGCTCGGCGGCGGCAGCCCGGACGGTGTGAACCGTGGCCCGATGGCGAACCTCGCGATGGCCCTGAAGGGCGCGGAGAAGGACTACGCGTCTGGCGTCAAGGAGGCGCGTGCGTCGGCCCTGGCGGCTAGGAAGATCCAGAGCGAGCGCGAGCTGGCCGTGGCGACCCTGCGCGCCAAGTACGGTGGGCCGCAGTCGTCCGAGGGCAAGCTGTTCAGCGACTGGCAGGCGGCGGTCGGCCAGTACGGTGCCGACAGCGAGCAGGCGAAGGTCCTGGAGCAGATCCTGATCGAGAAGGGGTCCGACCCCGAGAAGCTGTCGAACGTATCCCGCATGATGGCGGAGCGCGCCGCGCTCGACCCGGAGGACCCGGAGTACGCCCAGAAGAAACAGACCCTGACCGACGCGATCAACAAGGCGTCGACGTCGAAGGCCAAGGGCGAGAAGCTGCGGTCGATGAACGTGCAGCTGCCGGACGGTCGGACCTTCACGGTCATGACTGACGCGGGCGGCAACGACTACGTCAACATGGACGGCAAGCGTGTGCCGGTGGGCGAGCTGCCTGCGGGCACCGAGACGTTCACACCGGTATCCCCGACCAAGACCGCCGAGGCCCGTGCTAACCAGCAGCGCCTGAAGGCCTTGCGGGGCACGATCGACAACGTGCGGAATCGGGTCGCGGCGCTGACCGATGATCAGTTGGGCCTGACAGGCGCGCTGCGCACGGCGGGTGCCGAGTTCGCCGGGATGCTGGGCGACGTCGCGGGGCTGGTCGGCTACAAGGACGGCCAGAGCTACATGAACGACATGGCGAGGGCCGCCGGTGGAGGCGAGAACCTGAAGACCGTGCCGGTCCTGGAGAACACGCTGTTCGAGCTGATGATGGCGCATAAGAAGGCCGTCACCGGCACGACGCGGATACTGAAGGAGCAGCAGCAGCTGATCAAGGATCAGGTGTCACTCCAGGGCATCAAGTCGGCGGCGGGCATCCGGGCCCGGGTCGAGGAGGTGCTGAAGAAGATCGAGCAGGGCACCTACGACCAGGAGGTCGCCGAGATCTTGCGTGGTGGCGGCACCCCGTCGGCGGCCAGCAACGTCTCGAAGGCTGACAAGATCGTGGGGATCGGAGGCTAGACATGGTCGACCGTCTCGAAAAATACGCGGAGTGGCTTGTCCAGAACGAGGACAAGCAGGGCACGCCCGAGTTCGAGACCGTGAAGGACGCGTACCTGGAGATGCGCGGATCCGGCGGTGACGCGCCTGCCGTTGCGGAGAACCCGGACGTCGCCGCGAACCCGACGATCAACGCCAAGCAGATGGAGCGCCAGGGCCGCGAGGCGATCACCCAGGGCGTCCAGGGTGTCAAGGACGCGCTGTCCGCTGGATCCGCCATCCTGGATCGCGCGACCACCGGGAACGAGTACGCGCCGCCGGAAGTGCAGGCTCCGATCGCCGGTGCGCCGCCCCCAGGCACGCCGGAGTTCACTGCCTGGGAGCAGAACCAGGACGTCGAGCGCCGGAAGCGAGCGCTCCGCAAGAGGCTGCTGTCGCTGCACCCGAAGGATTCGGGCGGCGCGCTGCACGCGGCGGTGATCGGCGGCGCGTCGGCCAACCGGGCCGTCGAGCCGTACCTGCGTCCGTTCTCCCCGGTCCCGTTCTGGGGGCCGATCATCAACGCGGGCGGCCAGATCGCGGCGGGTGCGGCGGGTGCCGGATCCGGCGTCTACGGCTACTACGGCGGCCTGGACGCGCTGAAGAACATGGGGGCCGATACGCCCTACAAGCGCGTGGGGGCCCTGGAGGCCGCCCAGCTGGGCATGGAAGAGGCCAAGAACGACGCCATGTTCGCGGGCGCGCTGTCGACCGTGGGACGCGTGGGGCGCGGCGTGGGGCGCAAGGCGATCGACATGTTCACCGGCGTGGGCCCGGAGCAGCGCCGCTACGCCGCCGACATCATGAACAAGTTCGGCGTCGGCCTGTCGAACGTGAACGTGACCGAGCGCCCGCTAATCAAGGGGTTCAACCGGATCGTCGGCGTGATGCCGTTCATCGGCACCCCGGCGGCAAAGAGCCGCGACCGGCTGGCCCAGGAGTTTTTGAACGCCAAGGACCGCCTGTTCGTGATGGCGGGTCCGACACTGACCAAGCCCCAGGCATCCAAGCATCTGATCAAGGCGGCGAAGAAAAAGTTCGCCGCGTTCTCCGGCAAGGCCAACCGCATGTACACAGAGTACCGGCAGCTGGCCGACGAGGCGGGGGAGATCTTCCCGACGGAGAACCTGCAGCTGCGCGCTATCGACTCGCTGGACGAGGCAACCAAGGCGATCCCCACCAACAGGGAAACGGGCGAGATCATGGTGCCCGAAGCCCTCAAGGACGCCTGGAAGATCTACAACGACGCCGTCAACGAGGTGGTCATGTACGGTGACCGCGTGTCGCTGCGTCAGCTGGAGACCATCGAAGGATCTCTGTACGCGGCGGCAGCCAAGGCCAAGGAAGCCTCGAAGGGCGGCAAGAAGGCGGCGGCCACGCTGCAGCACGCCATCCTGAAGATGGCCGGGGAGGCCGAGGCGGCGCAGCGAGCGATCGACCCGGAGGGTCCGGGAGCCGAAGCGCTGGAAGCGCTGACCAAGGCCGACAACTTCTACAGCCGGATGATGGGGATCTTCGATTCGAAGACCGCGCAGTCGATCAAGGGGACCGACCCGGACGCCCTCTCCACGGGCGTGCGCAGCTTCAAGCAGCCGAAGTGGCGCGAGGACGAGGTGTTCGACATGATGTTCAACACCAAGTCCGCCGAGGCCCAGAAGGAGCTGCTGGACATCGTCGGGAAGCGCGCCTACCGCAAGGCGGTCCAGACGCACGTCACGAACGCGTTCAACCAGTCGATCACCGACAAGGGTTTCAACTCGAAGAAGTTCCTGGAGATGACCGGCCTGGGCAACACCGGCGTGCGCGAGGGCACCGAGAATGCCATGAACTCGGCGTACCGTCTGGCCGGTGTCGACCGCGAGCGCCTGGAGCTGTTTGCGGACTTCGCGTCGAAGATCACCAACTCCGACGTGCCGGACCTGTCGACGTTTGTCGCCCGGCGAGGGATGCTCGGCGGGGTTCGCAGCGCTCTGAAGGGCATCGTCGGCATCGGCATCGCCGGTGGTGGATCCGGCGCGGTCGGCGGGGTGCCTGCCATCATGACCACCATCGGCCTGCGCTACGTGACTGGCCAGATGAATAAGCCCGTGTACAAGCAGCTGATGGAGGAGATCGCCAGGAACTCGCCAGAGTCTCAGGGTTTCCGTAATTCCCTGACGCGCCTGCTGCGCCTGGGCATCGAAGACCTGGGCGAGAGGGCCGAGGACGCAGCTGACGAAGTGTCCCGCATGGCCGACGAAGCCTACGGGCGTCTCAACATATCCCCGTAGCGCTGAGTTGCGCACCATGATATGTTCAACCAGGACTATGGAGGGAAGCAGCAATGATCAGATTGATTGCAATCGTCCTCACCGTCGTCCTGTGTGCCAGCTCGGCGTACGCCGGGAGAGATCGCGTCCCGCCAGCCTTCCCAGGCGGCTACGCGACCATGCAGCTCACGGCTCAATGCACCCCACTTGCGTCGGCGATTATGGGCGAAGGGTCCGACGTGGATTGGTCCGGGATCGACCTGGAGGGCGATATGTGGTTTGTCGCCGCCAACCCGGACACGCGCCGATGGTCGATTTGGTTTACGGTCGACGATTGGGTCTGCTGGATCGCGAGGGGCGACATGTACGGACCGCACCTGAAACCGAAAATTCCAACGGCACCGCCAAAGGGACTGAAAGGATGAGTGAAGACCTTGATCGGCGGGTGACGGTCCTGGAGGCCACGATCGGCCCACGCTTCGACGAGCTGGAGCGGCGTCTGGGAAACATCGACACGCGTCTGGCGCAAGGGTCCGAGACCTTCGTCGACAAGGAGGTGTTCGAGGCCAGGATTAAACCCCTGCAGCTTTTCGTGTATGGTGTAACTGCGCTGCTTGCCGGATCCGTGATCACGGCCATCGTCGCAGCCAACATGGTGGGGCCCGCGTCCTATGGTGGCTAAAGCTAGCAAGGGAATGTCGGTGATGATGACTAGGTGCTGGGTGTTCCTGGTTGCCTCAGCCATCCTCGGTTTCATCCTGTGCGGATCCGGGTTGGTGCTCTGGTACAGCCTGTCGGATTCGATCGGTCGGCCAGTCAATTACCTGGGCGCGCAGGTGGTGAACAACCCAGTTCCTCGTGGCACACGGATCATGTATCGCGTCGAGGCCGTCAAGCGGCACGTCTGTGAGGTTGGTATCATCAGTCGATGGATCGTGGACAACGACGGCGTCCGTCACGGGGTGGCCAAGTTCAAGGGCTCGAACCAGATCCCGGTGACGACGGATCAAGTCCCGCGCACGACCACGGCGACCTTCCCGGTAAACCTGACCAAGCAGATCCCGCCCCTGAGGGGCACCTTCTACACGGAGGTGAACTACCACTGCCTCTGGCGGGACTACACCGTGCTGCTGCCCCCGGCTGATATCGAGATCCGTTGATCTGGAGAGCGTGACGGGTTAGTGTGTGGCCACACAAAACCATGGAGGCGACATGCCCGAAGCAAAGATCCCTGTCCAACTGAGCCGGAACTTCAGCCTGTGGGAGGCCGAGAAGTCCCTCACCGCAATGCGCCTGGGTATCGACAACACGCTGCCCAAGCGCCTCATGGCCAACGCCACCCGCGTGGCGCAGCACATCCTGCAGTATCCGCGCGACCGGTTCGGCTACCCCATCACTCCGTCGAGCTGGTATCGCTGCCCGGAACTGAACAAGACGATCGGCGGCGCTGGGACCAGTCAGCACATGCTGGCCGAGGCCGTCGACTTCGAGATCCCCCAGGTCGACAACTTCGAGCTGTTCGAGTGGATGATCAGCGGCGGCGTTCCGATCTTCGACCAGATCATCCTCGAGAATCACACGCGCGGCGACCCGAACAGCGGGTGGATCCACGCGTCGATCGTCCAGGGCGTCGAGAACAACCGGCGCGAGGTCCTGGTGGCCAACAATGGCGTCTACCGTCCGCACGACAACCGCGTCCCGTCGACACCGCAGCCGACGGTGGCGTCTCCGAGCGGTCGCACCGTTCGCGCGCCGAAACCGAAACCGGCGGCCAAGTCGAAGACCAAGGCGAAGCCCGCCACCAAGAAGCCCGCCGCGAAGCGTCCGGCGCGGCACAAGACTGGAGGCAAGAAGTGAAACGCTGGATCCCCATCGTCCTCGCGGGGACGCTCCTGACCGGCTGTGGCGGCGGCACCGCTGCCGTGGTCGGTTTCGCTGGCCCGATCGTGATCGAGGCCTATCGCGCGGTGAAGACCGAGCTGATCTGTCCGAGCCTCTCGGAGTCCGGCAAGAAGAAGGCCGACAACGTCGCCGAGGCCCTGCGCAAGGACAGCACCTACCAGTATTGTCCTGACTGATGGTGATCGACGACCACCTCCTCGCCCGCTACTCGGCGCTGGCCTACAAGGACCCAGCGGAGGTCCGAGAGGCGTCCGGCGTGGAGGTGGCCGTCATCCATGCCCAGGGCACCGAGGCCTACGGGTTCATCCATGACGACGCCCTGGTGATCGCGTTCCGGGGCACAGAGCCCACGAGCCTCCGAGACCTCCGGTCCGACATTCGGTTCCGCAAGACCGAGGCACACACGCTCGGCCCGGCGAAGGTGCATCGCGGGTTCAAGGCCGCGCTGGATCCAGTCTGGGAGCAGCTGAGTGCGCTGATCGAGGTGACCAAGCTGCCGGTGATCTTCACCGGACACAGCCTGGGTGGCGCTCTGGCGGTCCTGGCCGCCGCGTCGATCCACTACACCCAGAAGGGCGCGGTCCGCGCCCTGGTGACGTTCGGGCAGCCGCGTGTCGGCGACGGCACCCTGGTGCACATCCTGGATCCGATCACGTGGCGGCGCTACGTGAACCTCGCGGATCCGGTCGCGCGGGTTCCGCTCTGGACGATGAACTTCCGCCACGGCGGCGACATGCGGTTCATCGGATCCAAGGGACAGATCCTGCGGTCGCCGTTCGGCCTGACGGTCGTGTCGGAGATCTGGAAGGCGCACGGGTTCGGGGTGATCCGGGTCACCGCGCGCGGGTTCCTGGATCACCCCATGGCCAAGTACGAGCTGGCGCTCATGCCGCGACTGGCCGCGTGATGTCGACCGAGAAGAAGCCGCTGTGGGAGAAGCTGCTTGCCTGGGTGCCTGTGGCGGCCATAGCGGTGACGACGGTCTACGGGTGGGCCAGTTCGACGTTCGAGCTGCAGAGCCACGAGGCTCGGCTTACAGCGATCGAGACGCTGCTGAACCGAGAGGCGTTCACCGAGCACGCGAAGTGGGTCAAGGACGTCGAGTGGCAGCTCAAGATCCTCTGCAACGACGCGTCGGCGAACGCGCGGTCGTTCTGCGACCGGTGATCGTCTAGTCCTCCATCACCACGACGTCGTGGTCGGTTTCGATCCACACCCGCGCCCCGCATGGCAGGGGTTTGTCTGGGCTGTAGATCAGCCACGCTACGGGCTCGCCATCCACCAGGATCGCCGCACGATCACCGTAGATGGTTTCTCCGTCAGACTCGGCCCGAACGACCGGCAGGAGATTGCCCGCCGGTCGCTTCAGGTTGCGCCGAATGTTCAGCGCGTTGACGTGCACGATAGTGGTCATTGGGTGTTCGCCGAGAAGTATGGCGAATCCACGTTGACGACAGCCGCCAGGAACACAGCCTGAGCAACGCCGTTGAACTCTGCCTGGATCAAGTCGATCAAGGCATCGCGCTCCATCCACTCGCCCGTGATGTTGCCGTAGTCGAAGATACCCATCCGGGTGCGGCGGTCGATGTGCAGGGTCACGTTGTCCACGCTCACGGACGTGGAGCTGATCGGGTTGAGGTTGAGTTTCATGACTGTTTCCTTTCGTGGTTGGTTTGAGAATGCCGCAAAAGCCACTCGATAACCCATCGGTTTTGCCGATACGCGTGCTCGATAGAGTCGTGCTCAAAGATCAAGCGGTCACCGTCGTACACCTTCAGAACGGTGCCGGTCCTCACTCTCCGCAAATTGACCCGCTCTATTTTTTTGACAACGACGCGGTAGCCAAACTCGTTACGGATGAACTCGCCCAACTGTGCAAGAGTAGGCGCTTTTGCTTTCGGTGCGGACCAGATCCGGTCCAAGGCTTCCAAGGTCAACTCACTCATGATGCCCTCCTAGTTTCCCGGATGCGCCGCTGCTGGTAGCAGTCCGAGCACTCGATCGTAATGGCGCTCCCGATGACGTCTCCGCCTTCTCTCTCGCCGCAGTCTTCGCAGACCACCGCGTGGCAGTGGTCGCACGTTCTCTCGATCCAAGTGTTGCTGTCGCGTGGGTCGTCCTTCCAGAGGATGGTGTCGTCCCGGTACTCGCCGCAGCATTCGCAGGGGCTCTGGTGTTTCGCGTGTGCCATCTGTTGCCTCCATCTGATCTACAGCCATTATACACGGCGTCGTCTTTGTGTCCACAAAAAAATGCACAAAAATTGTGAAAAAAGATGTTGACGCCATCCGTCAATCCTCTACAATATGCGTAGATTGAATTGGAGATCGACATGACCCGCTTCGTTCCCGCCACCAAGAAACAGGTTCTCGACACGGTTCGCGGCGAAGGCTCGAAGGCTCAGTTCCGGGGCACCGCTCTCTTCGTGAAGACCTGGATCGATGTCGACGACGGTCACTGGACCGAGTGGAAGCCGTCTGGCGACCTGGACGACTTCGCCTGGGACACCGTTGAAGATTGTCTCGCTTAATTTTTCACCCCAGCAGAGAGGAGATCGACATGAGACTCGCGAAAAAAACCAAGTTCCTGGTCGGCGACAAGGTCACCCACAGGCAGCACCCGAGGGTCGTTTTTACGGTGACCGCCGTGACGACCAGCGGACACGTCAAGATCACGCACCCCTTCTCGGACGTGAAGTCCGCCAGGGCCGGGCACCTCGACCTGCACACCAGAAAGGTTTGATCATCATGAGCCGCAATCGTTTCAAAGTCGGGGACCTCGTCCGCAGCACCAACGCCGTGCGCCCGGACAACGTGTACCGCATCGTCAAGACGCGCGGGACCACCTTCGTGGACGTCGAGCTGGAGAACGGGGAGTTCCGTTACGACAAGCAGCGCGTCAGCCTGTTCAAACTCTGGAAGCGCAAGATCAACGTGGAGGCGACCCAGTGATCACCCGCGTGCAATTCCACCTCGACGTCGACAGCGGCAACGACGCCATCGTCGAGGACCCCGAGGGCGCGATCCGCCTGATCATGTCCTCGGTTCACCGGCAGCTCGAAGACGGGGTGCTGAACTATGGCAACGAAGTCTACGACGTCAACGGCAACAAGGTCGGATCCTGGTGGATCGCGACCGAGCGAGAGGAGACAGACGATGAATGCTAAGTGGACGAAGTTCGCAGTCGAGGGTCGGGGCGAGTTCCCGTTCGACATGCTCCGGTACGACGGGTGCTTCCCGGCTGATACCGCGAGCGCGGGTCAGCTCCCGGAGGCCGAGTTCCACACGGTCGACGGGAAGGTCAAGCGGCACCGCCGGACGATCTACCTGATGCACGTCGGCAGCACCCCGTTCTGGGAGCCGACCTATGATCGGTGGGCATCATTCGGCTGGTCGGTCGACCGCGACAGCGTCACCGAGGCGTGAAATTCAGGGGCCCTAATTAGGGCCCCTCTTTCATTGGAGCGTCGGTCCGCTCTCGCCGTCCTCGGCCATCGCCGCCAGACTGCTGAACAGCGATCCGCCGTGACGCTTGGATTCCACCGCCTGGGCGACGGTGGCCGCGACATGGATCTCCTTGTGGCGTTCGCTGCCCAGCTCGTAGCCGACCTTGAACGCCGCGCCCTCGTCGTGCGGCGACTGGGACATCATCACGCACTGGAACAGGATGAACATGCCGCCGGGTGCGGTCTCGTCCGGCCCGCACCGGTAGACGTGCATCGGGTAGACATGCAGGTCGGGGCACAGCAGCTCCAGGACCTGCATGGTCAGCGGATGGGTCCGTGCCAGCGCGCAGAACCCTCCCTGCTTCCGGTCGTCAGCCGGAACCGACATCATCCTCGTCGTTGTCATCGTGCGCCTCCAGTGCCTCCAGGTACTGCTTCAGGACCAGGGACATCCTGCCGGACACCTGGGCCAGTTGGGCCATCACCTCCTCGGGTGGCAACCCGCGACCGGCGGGGCCGATCGTGGCGCGGAGGTCGGCCCACTCGCGCAGCACCTCCTCCGTCCACTCACGGATCGACTCCACCGGCCCGGTCGGTGGGCAGAGCGGGAAGGCGCGTTGCACCATGATGATCCGCTTGCCGTCTTTCTTGGCGGCCCGCACGCGATCGGTGGGGCCCACCATCCAGATCCGCCACGCCTCGGTGGCGGCCCTGGTCTTCTGGTCATCAGACGCGCCCAGGTAGTTCGTCGTCTCCATCGCCTGGGGGAACGACAACGCTGGGGGCATGATGCCGGACCGCTTCATGTCCCGGTGCATCGCCTCGCGCAGGATCTCCATGACGATGATCTGGTTGCACTGCTCGACCGCCGGGCCGACCGATCCGATCTCGACGACCTCGCAGCCCTCGGCGTTGTCCCAGGCCGCCAGGAACTCGCCGACCTCGGCGCGGATCTGCTCGTCAGTCTTCTTCGTCATCGCGGCGCTCCAGGTTGTACTTGTGAGCCTCGTCGCACAGCTCCTGCAGATCCACGCACATCATGGCATCGAGATTGATGTACGTCATCCCGTTCAAAAGCCAGAGCTTGATCTCGTCCTCGACGCCCCAGGTAATCATGAGCGGGTCGCCCTCGATATCCTTGGCGACAATCACCGGGGCGTCGTCGTCAAGCTGCAGGCCCACGCTGTGGCTGTATCGATCTTTGATCGACCCCCACGTTCCGCGCTCAAGAATCTTCAATGTCGTCGTCATCGTCGTCGTCCCAGTCATCGTCGTCGTAGTCGTCTTCGTCATCCTCGTCCTCGTCGAGATCGTCGAGGCCATCCAGGATGTCGTCCTCCTCGACCTCGGGCTCCTCGTCCGGCTCGGGGGTCTCGGGCTCCTGCTCGTCGGTGTCCTCGTCGGCCTCGTCATCAGCCGCCGGGCCCGTGCCCCAGGCCTCATTGGCCAGCAGCTGCCCCATGATGAACCGGGCCTTGTCGTCGCTCTCGGCCACGAACACGGCACGCGGCCCGCCGCCGATGTTCAGGTCGGATCCGACATGGATGGTCAGGCCGTTGGTGGCCTGCGCGATCAAGATCTGCTCGCCCTCGTAGAGGGTCCAGGCGTCGTCACTCGGGGTAGGTTTCATCTTCGGTCTCTCCAGTTACCAGTGCCATTGACACGAACAGCGGGCGGACCGTCTTGGCGACGGATCCGCGCGCGACCTTCGTCGGCTTCCAGGACAGCGCGCCCTTTCTGACCAACAGGTTCCTCGCGGCGTTCGCATACCGCGTATCTCGTAGCGCTGTCGACGCGGCAGCGCCAACCGGGTCAATCAGGAACCCCTCTGCCGGGATACCGCCCTCGTGCTGCGCCTCGACCTTGGAGACGTAGCGGATGTCCCAGGACCTGAGCGTGTCCTGTGCCAGCTTGTAGCCGATGTCTGGGTCCAGCATCTCGCCCCCGGCCATCGACAGCAACTCCCGCACGGCGAACGTCTTGGTGCCGACGTGCAGGTCGACCCGGATCTTGTAGTCCAGGATCGTCCAGAGTGCGGCGTCGTCGTCGGCTGCGGTCTCGTGGCTGACCACCTCGTGCCAGGGCATCGCCTCGCAGAACTCCTTGGCCGCCTTCCGGCTGACCACGCCGCCACGCACCAGACCATAGTACCCGGCGATCAGGGTTGCCAGCTGGTCGGCTGAACGCCTGTCGGCAAGCATGCGTGCCAGGATCTCGGAGAACACCTCGGCGTTCTTGCGGATCCACGGGGCCTCGTCCATGCAGCGCCGGAGGAACCGCGCGCAATACTTCTCGTTGATCGTGTTGTGGATCATCTCGCGCAGGTTCTGAAACTGGTCCTCGGCATCGGGCCGAGTGTTCTTGACGATCTCCAGGCGTGTCACCCGGCTGTCGTCGGCGGCGTTCTCGATGTCGATCACGATCGAGCTGAAGCAGAACATGGAGTGCAGGAAGTACGACAGCGCGCCGGTCTGGGTGCCGGTGCCCTTGACCACGCGACCGCCCGAGCTGGACGATGCCACGCGCGCCAGATCCAGGATCTGCTCCATGGTCGACTTGAAGTTCGACCGGTGCTTCGCCTTCTCCGATTCCGCTTCGTCGTAGATCACGGCCAGCCCGTCGGACCGGAGATCCTGGCGCACGCCCGCGCCGGTGGATCCGCCCTCGAACGCCCGGCACATGTTGTTCAGCAGCGGGATGATCACCTGCTGCAACAGCGTCGTCTTGCCGGATCCGTGGGGTCCGGTGATCCAGATGTGCGACCGCCAGTCGAGCAGGCCGCAGAGCGGTGCCGCGAACAGCCACCCCGCGAGCAGGTAGACCGACTGGGGCCGGACCCAGGACACCTCCTTCAGGATGTCGACCAGCCGGGTGGCTTCTTGCCCGCTCAGGCCCTCGCCCGGCGGCGCGACGAACTCGGCCAGATCCGGGCCGCCGATGTAGGCGTAGTAGCCGCGATGCTTGGACAGCGGTATCGGATCCCTGGGCGCGCCATATTCGTACGCGCTGACGTCGTAGAGTGCATCGCCGCTGTTGAACAGCAGGGTGCCGTCCGGCTCGCGCCAGACGCCCCTGCGGCGGACGTTGTGCGGCTCGAACTCCTTCATGGCGCGCGCGGCGTCCTGCAGGTCGTTGATGGCGGCGTCCCAGTTCGGCTCCGGGTCCTGTCCATCGTTCCTGGGTGGTCCTGCGTGGGTCACCGACCAGTACATGTCCTTGCGTGCGAGGTTCAGCAGATCGCCCTTCGTCAGCTTGCGTGACTGCATCAGCTCGATGTTCGATCCGTTGTACGGGATCGCGGCGATGTGGTTGTCCACCGTTCCCAGGATGCGCGGTTCCCACCACTCCAGGCGGTTGCGACTGGGGTCGTCCTCCGCCGGGGCATTGGCATTGTGGATCGCGTCGATGACGTCGTCGGGACCGTGGGGCGGTGCCTCCATAGGCTTAGGCTTCTCAGGGCGCTGTCCTGGCGGCCTCCAGCGCTCCTGGCGCTCCTTCATCAGCGGAGGCAGCGACAGGCCCTCAGCGACGACGTCAGCGGCGTCATAGCCCAGCGCGAACCCGTCGGTGTTGATCACCCAGATCTTGCAGCCCAGGTCGTGGAGGATCTTGGCGACCTTCTCCTGGTGCTTCAGGCCGGGCTCGTCGGCGTCCGGCCAGATGATCACCCGGCGGCCCTTGAGCGGCGACCAGTCGGCGTGGGGCCCGCCTGAGCTGCCCGCCATGGACGTGGTCACCGGCATGTTCAGCTTGTCCTGGGCGGCGTCGGCGGCCTTCTCCCCCTCGACGATCAGCACCGGCTTGCTCTCGCGCTGGGTGATCAGGTGCAGATTGTAGAGGGGGCGAGTGCCGGACAAAGGATGCTTCGGGATCCACTTGCGCTGCTGACCGTCGACGGTCTCAGCCCAGATCCACGGGTAGAACTGCTTGTTCGGTGTCCGCTCGACATAGAGCAGCGTCTGGCCGTCCGGCGTCATGTACTCGTACATCGTGTTGTCGGTGGCGGGGCGGTCGACACCAAACGGCGGGATCAGCCAGTTCCAGTCGCGGTCCTCGTACTTGATCGTGGTGGGGCGCTGCTTGCCGTTGGTCTTCGGCTTGGACTTCTGTTTCCTCTCGCGCTGGCGTTGCTTGTCGATGTCCCCCTCGAAGAACGCGTGGTCGAATGCGAACTTCCGGGCCAGCTCGATCGCGGCCTCGCGCATCTTCATGCCGTGGTGCTTGGCGTAGAGCGCGATGGATCCAGACCCTGCGGCATCGCCGGATCCGAAATCCTTGAACACTCCGCTGTCCAGGTTGACCTTGAACGACTTGCCTGGGTTGCCGTGGATGTCGCCGACCTCGTACTCGTGGCCGTGCTTGTGCCCGGCTGGGAACAGCTCGGCGCACAGACTTTCGAGGTGCGGCAGGATGTGCGCGTCCAGGTCCTCGAACGCCGCCTTTACTTCGCCGTCTGTGAATTGGCCGCCCCGCGCCATCTCGCCTCCTCTATCGCCTCCCAGGCATCCTTGGGAGAACGAACTACGCTATAGATCCCGCCGACCGTGGCAACAGCTTTTTGCCACTTGGCCTGCTGCTTGGTCTGTTTGCCCTTCTCGCTCTTGACCTCCAGCTGGAGCGCGATGCCACAACATATGCCACCAATGTCGGCCATGCCGGGCACACCAAACTGCATCTTGTGGGTCGACCCGTCGGCGTTCGTCATCGTTCCCATGCCAACATTTTGTCGCCAGACCAGGACGTCCGGCGCGGCTGACAGCTCGACCAGGATCCGGTTCTGGATCGATTTCTCCGATTCGGTCACAGCCGCATCTTCGACAGCGGCACGCCCAGGCGCGGCTTGTCCGTCTCGTCCGGGGTGTCCGGGTCGTAGCCCTCGACCTGATCCGGGTGCGCCTGCGCTTCGGTGAGCTGCACGATCTGCCGGTTGCGATACTCCGCAGGCTCCTCCGTCGTGCAGACCATGACGGCACCGTGGATCCAGTCGGGGTAGGGGTGGGTTTGGTTGTCTGTCGGCATGTCTCTCTCCTCAGTCTGGCCACCCGGACATGGTGTACGTACGGCGCGGCTTGCGGCCCCACATTCCTGGGGACGGTTCATCGCGGATCCGGTAGACCCATCCCGCCTTGAACGGCTTGCCCTTCTTCGTCAGACGCATGCGGGCCAGCCGCAGCGCCTCGTCGATCGGGGCCTTTCGGATCAGGTCAACAAAATCCATGTAGTGCATGGTGTTCAGGTTGTTCCGCAGCTCGCGCTCTTTCTCCGACAGCTCGGTCAGGCGCGCGCTCTCGGCTGCCGCGTCGGCGGCCTCCTGCTCGGCGGCCTCCTTCTGAGCGATGGCCGGGCACGCCGGATTCTGACAGTCCGCGATGTCGGATTTCTTGAAGAACATCCTGAAGCACTCGTTGCACCGGATCGGCGACTCCTCGCCGCCCTTGGCGTGGCCTTCCAACGTCCAGGCGCGCGGCGCGTCCGGCAGGCCGTGCTCCAGCGTGTTGGCGACGTGATCCAGGATGATGGCCTTGGACCCGTCGGCCTTCGGCCTGAGCGCCCGCCCGACCTGCTGCAAGTACAGCGACAGCGACTTGGTCTTGCGAAGGGCCTGAACCCCCTGGATCACCGGGACGTCGAACCCCTCGCTGATCACCTCGCAGGACAGCAGGACGTGCAGCCTGCCGTTCGCCAGATCGTCGATCATGCGCCGCCGGTCATCCTCTTTCGACCGGCCCTCGATCACGTCTGCGCGCCAGCCTCTCGATCGGTACTCGGCGCACTGTGCCTGGGCGTGCGCCACGGTCGAGCAGAACACCACCGTCGGGGCCCCGGCCAGATGCTCCTCGTAGTGGTCGACGACCTCGCTCATGACGATGTGCCGGGTCATGGCCTCGGCCTGCTCCTCGGTGCGGTACTCGCCCGCCCTGGTCTTCAGGTTCGACAGATCGACCCTGAGCGGTGACGCGAACGCCCGGTAGTCGGCGAGGTATCCCTGCTTGATCAGGTCGTAGGTTGTGGGGCCCAGGACCAGCTCGTCGTACTGGCTGTCCAGGCCCTTGCCATCCAGGCGCTGCGGCGTGGCGGTGACGCCCAGAACGAACGCCTTGGGGAACGCGCCGAGGATCTTTGCCCACTGGCCTGCCGGGCTGTGATGGGCCTCGTCGACGATCAGCAGATCGGGCGGATCCAGTTGGTCTAAACGGTTCACGATGGTGCCCACCATGCCGACCTGGATCGGGGACGGGGTCATTGGCAGGCCGGAGCGAACCCGTCCGTGTGACACACCCCACTTCTCGAACTCCTGGGAGTTCTGCGTGTCGATCTGGTGGCGGTGGCTGATCACCAGGGCGCGCTTATTTTTGCGCTGCAGTCCAGCCGCAATGTAGGAGAAGCAGCAGGTCTTGCCGCCGCCTGTTGGCAGCTGCATCAGCACGCGGCGATTGCGGCGAAATGCGCTGCGCACGTCAGAGACCAGCCTCTCCTGATAATCCCTCAGCTTCATTGTACGTGAACCCAGGTTTGGCGCAGCCTGATGGTCGATACATTCGACCTGCTGATGCCAAATTTTTTCGCTATCTCGGAAACCGTTCCCGCAGCGGATCGGATCGCCCGCACGTCGGCATCGGTCAGCTTGGCACGCGGGTGGCTCTCTCCTAATTGTCGGGACTGCCGTCCCTTCGCGACCTTGTCTGCCATGTTGTCCGCGTGCGTCCCGAGAAACAGGTGATCGGGATTCACGCACCCGGGGTTGTCGCAGTGATGACAGACAATCATGCCGTCGGGGATCGGCCCGTGCATCTGTTCCCATAGAACGCGGTGGGCCGCCTTCAGCGTTCCGGCTACACGGAACTGACCATACCCTCGCCGGTTGCAGGACGCCGTCCAGGCCCAGCAACCGCCGGGCCTGGACTTATCGACCTTCGACCAGAACCTTTCCATCAGTCGATGTCGTTCAGCTCGTCGTCATCGTCATCGTCCAGGACCTCACCGGTCTCGGGATCGATGTCGTCGTCGCCGTCATCGGTCAGGTCTTCGTCGTCGTCCGGGAGGATGTCGTCATCCTCGTCTACCTCCTCCGCCTCGACATCGACGACCGTGCCGCCGCCAGCGTGAAGGGCATCCGCGACAGCGTCCATGCGTGACGTGCGCTGCTGCTCGGTCGGTTCAGGATCCTCTCCTGCCTCGGCCTCCTGGGCGGCGGCCTCGGCCTCGGCGGCGGCCTGGGCTGCCGCTTCCTTCTCGGCTTTGGTCTGTCGCTTGCGCGCCGGGCGGCGCTTCGGCTTCGGATCCTCGTCCTCGTCCGGCGCGGGAAGCGCCGTATGGTCGGCCATGCCGGACGACTCGACGTCGTCCTCATGCTCGATCGTCTGCTGCAGGCGCTGATCCGAGCCGGACATCGGCAGCATCTTGCACAGCTCGTGCAGGACGGTCTTCTGCCACATGGCAGGCTTGTCGGTCTTCCAGGGGCCGAACGTCCGCCCGATCCGCTTCTCGCGCGCGTCGAGCTGGCCCTTGCCCATGACCTTCAGCTGATGGGTGCCATCCTTGAACCGGGCGATGGCGTAGACGCCGACCGGCTCGCCGGGGTCGTTCCAGTTCGGCACGATGTCGAACACCGGGTTCAGCCCGCGCTGGAACGTGACGTGGTCGTTCTCGTAGATGATCTCGCACTCGAACCCGGCGATCTCACCCGAGTTGCGCGCCTGCTTCATCTTG